CGCGGTCGCTGCGACCGAAGGCCAAGGTGACGGTGACCTTGACGAGGTCGCCCGCGCCCTCGCCGTCCAGGTAGTCGAAGGCCCTCTGGCGCTTCTCCGGGTCCCAGGAGGCGGCGATGGAGGCGCGATAGAACGGACCGCACTGGAAGGTCATGCCGGGGGCGTTGCCGTCCGGCTCCAGGTCCAGGCGGCTGAGGCCGAGCTGGTCCATCATGTCGGGGAGGGTCTTGGACTCGGCCTCGACGATGCGCTTGTTGACGGCGGCGAGGCGCTCCTCCAGGTCGGCGGACTCCTGCTTGTCGGCGCGAACCTCGGCGGCCTTGTGGCGCAGCGCCTCCAGCGCGCCCTGCGGCGGCGCGGCGGGGGCGTCCTTGATGGCCTGGGCGAGGAAGGCGGGGGGCTCAGTGGACATCCCGGAACTCCGGCGGCATCCCGCGGACGTGGTCGTACTTGGCGCGGCAGAGTTCCGCGAGCTTCCGGTAGCAGACCTCCTGATCCGCCTCCGAGGTCTCCGGATTGTTGTTGGCCAGGAGGGCCAGGGCGATGCCGGCGCAACTGAACAGGTCCGCCACGATGACGTGGATGTCGCCACGGTTCATCGCCAGGGCGGCGGCGAAGATGTCGGTCTGACGGTCGCCGTCCTTAGATGTGGATTCATCAATGTGCATTGCGTCGTGGCCCCTTCCGATGGAGCGGGAGTATGGGGCCCGGTGAAAAGAAAGCAAGTGGGAAATTTTGCGGCCTGGGGTCGCGCCGCGCGGCTGTCCTATGGACAATTGCCGAGCTTGGATTTTTAGTCGCATCTTCCGGGTATCGGGTCCGGACTTAATCCATGGTTTTAATGAAACCGTGGATTTCCGAAAAGGGGGCGATAAATGCCAAGAGGGTCGGGCTCTGGTCGGGACGTGGCGTCCGGCGGCGCACCAAGGCATCCCAGGTCGGTCTCCGAATATCTGGCGAGGGTTGGCGCGGAGGTGCTCAACTTCCGCCGGGCCATGATCAAGGTCCACAAGGGGGCGTACTACGTCGAGCGGGCGATCATAAGGATCGCCTCGGACGGGACCGTATCGTGCTCGGTCAAGGAATTCGAGCCCACGGCCGACGAGGCCGCGGCGATGAAGCGCGACCTGGAGGGGGTGACCTTCCCCCGCGCGATCCTGGCGCGGGACGCGGAGGGACTGCGCGGGCAGGTGAGTGGGGACGTCTTCGAGTTCTGGGACGTGAGGCGCGAGGGGATCGTCATGTGCCAGGAGCGGCGGCGCATGAGCAACGGGTCGAAGCGCTACGTGCCGTGGACCATGATGGACGACGGCAAGTGGGTGATGATGGAGCCCGAGGGGGAGCTGCCGTTCTGGAAGCCCCACGGAGACCTAGCCTCTCCCAACGGACATTCGTCCGTTGGTCGACGCATCATGCTGCATGAGGGGGCCAAGGCGGCGGCGGCGGCGCAGCGCATCGCCATGGGGCTGTGGGAGCCGTCGTCCGCGGGTGGGCTGAGGGCCCATCCGTGGGCGGATGAGCTAGCCGGCTACGAGCACTGGGGAATGATCGGCGGCGCCCTGGCTCCCCACAGGACGGACTATGGGGAGCTGATGTCGATCTCGCCCCTGGAGGTCGTGTACGTCTGCGACAACGACTTCCCCGGCGAGGCGGCGCTGCAGAGGGTGTCCAAGGCCTGGGGACGGTCGCTCAAGGGTGTGGCGTTCGGGAAGTCCTTCCCTGGGTCCTGGGACATGGCCGACCCCCCGCCGGCCTCCCTGGTGGTCGGGGGGCGCTGGGTGGGGCCGCGCCTGGAGGACCTGAAGAAGCCGGCCACCTGGGCCACCGAGCTGGTCCCGCCGGCCGGGGGCGGCAAGGGACGGCCGGCGGCGCGCATCAAGACCGAGTTCGCCGAGGAGTGGTTGCACTGCGTCACCCCGGAGGTGTTCATCCACAAGGACTGGCCCAACCGGGTGCTGTCGGCCGCGGAGTTCAACTCCCGCACGGCGCCCTTCTCGCACGTGGGCGGGACCTCCGAGCTGCTGAAGAAGGTGGAGGCGTCGAAGGCCGCGGTGCTGGCCTACACGCCGGGCCAGGAGCCGGGGGTGTACGGGGGCTCGGCCCTCGGCCACTACATCAACACCTACTGCCCCTCCGCCATCGCGGCCGAGGGCGGGGACGTGGGGCCCTGGCTCGACTTCATGGAGGGCCTGATCCCCGGCGAGAGGGACCGCTACGAGGTCATGCGCTGGGTGGCCACCCTGGTGGCCCGGCCGGACATCCGGATGCTCTATGGGCTCTTGCTGATCAGCGAGATGCAGGGGGTGGGGAAGGGCACGCTGGGCGAGCGCATCCTGACGCCCCTGGTGGGGGAGGTGAACGTCAGTTTTCCAAGTGAGCAGGAGATCGTCGATTCCAACTTCAACTACTGGCTGGCCCACAAGCGGCTGGCGGTGGTCCACGAGATTTACTCCGGACACTCGTCGAAGGCCTACAACAAGCTGAAGTCGGTGATCACCGACAAGTACATGACGGTGCAGAAGAAGTACCAGCCCAACTACGAGATCGAGAACTGGATACACATCATCGCCTGCTCCAATTCCATGCGGGCCATGAAGCTCTCCATGGACGACCGGCGGTGGCTGATCCCGCGGCTATCGGAGAAGAAGCGCTCGGACGGCTATTGGGAGAAGCTCAACCGCTGGCTGGCCTACGAGGGAGGTCTGGGGATCATCCGCCGCTGGGCGGAGGAGTTCGTGGCCGCCGAGGGTCCCGTGCAAAGGGGCGAAGCCGCGCCGTGGTCGGAGTCGAAGCGGATCATCGTCGAGGAGAGCTACTCGCCGGGACAGGCCTTCGCCGCCGGGCTCCTGGACCGCCTGCGCGGCGACGTGGAGAGCGGCCGGCTTCCGGGGGACTCGTTCGTGTTTGACGCCGACGTGGTCGCCGCGATCCGGCAGGAGATATACGGCGGTCAATACAACGACCGCCTGGAGAAGCCGATCACCATCCGGGCGCTGGCCAAGGGTTCCGGGTGGTGCGTCGGCGACGCCCAGAACATGGTCTCCAAGTGGCCGCCGAAGGCCCGCGTGCTGTCGCTGGATGCGGCGACCGCGGCGACCTCGCCCAGCGAGCTGGCGGCGACGGGCAGGGTTCCGGTGATGGTCGAGAAGAAGGTGACGATGTGATAGTGATGCAGGGCGCGGCGTCCCGGCGCCCTGGCTCTCACTCACGTGGTGGCTGCGGCTTGGGCCGCAGCGGCGCGGAGTGGGTAGGATAGCTTGGCCGTGGGGTCAAGGGTCAGGGTGTCGCAGCAAGTCGGAGGAAGAATGAAGATTCTGGTTGGGTGCGAATTCAGTGGCCGAGTGCGTGATGCGTTCAGAGCCAGGGGTCATGACGCATGGTCATGCGATCTATTGCCCACGGAGAGCGATCCACGATGGCACATCCAGGATGATCTCCTGAAGGTGATCGGGACTGGACGATGGGACCTCGCGATCTTCCATCCGCCCTGCACCTTCCTGACCTATGCGGGAGCCAAACACCTCTACGAGGGGGGGAAGAAGGAGAACGGACGCAATGAGGAGCGATGGGAGAATATGCGTCTGGCGGCGCTTTTCTTCCGTGAATTGCTGAATGCCCCTATCGGCAGGATCGCCGTCGAGAACCCCATCATGCTGGCGGAAGCCCGAAAGATCGTCGGGCGTGGCTACGATCAGATGATCCAGCCGTGGGACTTCGGACGCCCAGAGAGCAAGCGAACCTGCCTATGGCTGAAGGGACTTCCGAAACTTCAGGAAACCCTGAATGTCAGGGAACAGGCCATGAGGCTTCCGCCGAGATTACGCGACAAGGTCCATTACGCCCGTCCAGGTCCCGATCGGTGGAAGGAGCGCAGCCGCACCTTCCCGGAGATCGCAGAAGCGTTCGCCGATCAGTGGGGGTAGGTGTCGCAGACTGGTCAACCGCTCGCCTCCCATCCCGGTTTCGCCGGCCCTTGTGAGCCTGCTTTCGGGCCTCAGCCTCGTCCGTTGCGCCTGCGACACCCTGGGCCTCTCGTGAAAGAAGGGCGGCGGGAGGATGGTGCGCATTGGGTCTGGGGTCAAGATGGAGAGGGCGACCCCGGCGTGTGCGTGGCCTGCAACCCTCCCCGAAGCCGTATGCATACGGGCTTCCTTGGTGTCGCCATCGGGGCGACGGCGGAATGGCGACGAGGGGAGAGTGAGAGGGAATGGGTCTGGGGTCAAGGAGAGATGATCCGTAGTTCCCCAGGCTTCAGGCCGAGCTTCTCGGCCTCTTCCATCGGCCGATAGATGAACTCCTGCGCAACCATGCGGCAATTTTCCAGCCGCTCCTGGGCCTCGGGCGAGGCTCCATAGATCGTGACGCGCCACGGGCAGTCACTGGTGTGCGTCGCGCAGATGGGTTCGCCGGCTATGCCGAGGAAGTCCTTCCAGGTGTAGATGTGTGGCCTCTCGTAGAGGTGTTTGATGCCTTGCATGAACTCTTCGAGGCTGGGGCCTTGGGCCACGTCCATTCCCTCAGGATGATAGGTCCGACCGACCGCTCATGTCGCTCAGACGGATCGTCGTAGGCTGCCGTCGCAGCTTCGGCGTGTCCTGCAGGCTCCGGACCAAGAACCCTGGGCTAGTGGCGGGGGGAAGGTCGTCTCACAGTCCTGATCCCACGTTGCCCCCGGCCACCACCGGCCTGTGCAGGGCCGTCTGTTCCGGGTATGCTTTCTTTCTTATTCGTTCGGGGGTCTGGGGTCAACGAAAACCCCGCCAGTCCGGCGAAGGACTGACGGGGCTCGGAAGGAGAAGGTCCGCGGTTCGTGGGCCGGGCCGCGGGCTTCAGCGCGGGAAGGATGGAGGAGATCGGATGGAAACGCGAGAGCACGTGTGGCGCAACGGCAGACCGATGGCGCGGCGAACGGGGGAATTGACCCGGAAGCTGGCGGCCATGGAGATCGGAGAGACCCGGCTGGTCGTGGGTTCGAAGGACCATGTGCGCGCCCTCGTCAGGGGCGAGCGCGGCTGGATGCGCGTGGAACACCCGGAACGGCGCTTCGAACTGGGCTACCTGGACCGCTTCCGGACGCTGGTGACCCGGCTGGAGGACCTGCGCCCGGAGGACTGGCCGGCGATCTGGGCTCAGGCCAGGGCCGCAGAGGACGCCGCGATGTCGATGTACCGGGATGAGCGCACGCTGGTTCCCGGATGGCACGGATTCGCCCGGTGGGCGGCGTCGGAGGGTCACGGGCGGCTGATCAGGGGAGACCGGTGGTGGGTCTGGGGGCACGCCAGAGGGCTCAAGGCGCAACGGGCGTTCATGATATGCCTGAGAAACGCGGGCGTCCCTGCAAGGCTGCAGGCGAACTAGTCTTAGACTGATTGAAAACCAACCTGTGATTGTTGAATAATCTCACAAATCGATCACAAAAACCACCAGGGGTTTAATCCCAGAACCCACTTTCCACTTACATAAACATCTCTTTTCTATCTTGCGTAAGGGATAATTAGAAAAAGAAATAAAGAAAAGAAGAGAAGGGGGAAGAGAGAAGATAAAGTAGGGGGAGTAGTACGATTTGAGATGTTTATGGAAGTCGGAGGAGGGTTCTCGGGATTTAATCCCAGATGCGACATCCGGGCGCTTGCCAAGGCGCAGCTTTGCCGTGATCTTTCGGGCCATGGCGTGGCGGGCGATCTATGCGGAACCGAGGCGGGAGTTCGCGGCTCTCGCCGAACTGAGGCGATTGAGGGTGGGGTGCTTCTGCCCCTACGAGCTGGTCACCGAGCGCAAGCGCTGGCGGGGTGGCTGGCGGATGGTGAGTGAGCCGCGACCCTACTTCCGAGGCTACCTGTTCGCCGACCTGGACCGGATGGTCTACACCGATCCCTGCAATGGCTCGCCGAGGCACGTCGAGAAACTGCCGGGTGTGATGGGAGTCGTTGGCAACGGGCGCGGGGAGCCGCTGGAGGTCCCGAAGCGCGATATCGATCTGCTCCTGGATGTCGCCGACGAGAACGGAATGATCTCGGCCATTGACGCCACACGGTTGAGCTACCGCTTCCGGGGCCGGGTGGGTGATGTGTTCGAGGTCATCGGGTGCGGCCTTGAGGGGGCCTGCGGCAAAATAGTCTCCTTGGACCGGCTTGACAGTAAGGGCGAGGTTCGTGCAATCGTGAAGTTCTTCGGGGCGGAACGTGAGATCGACGTCCCTTATCAGAACGTGAGTAACATAAGGGCCGCAGTGGGCGGCGGATCGAATAGGGCCGGACGGTGCGACAAGCCGGTGGTTTTCCGGTAATTGTCCTCCTACCCGGTAACCGAGTAGATCACACCAGCGCCGAAGCTGGTGGGCGTCGGGGCGCTACCTCGTAGAGTGCGAAGCGTTGTCTAAGGTCGTCGCAGGGAGCGAGATACTTGGAGTGGTGTAAGGATTGCCCAAGGCACGAAGTTCTTGGCGGTTTGATCGATGCTCTTCGTAGAGACCTCAAGAAGCGTGATCTACGAATAGAGCATCTGAATTCGCAAATTGCCGCTATGAAGCAAGGCCGCCTCATGAATGAGGCCGTCGATTATCCAGATAAAATTTATGTAATCGGCGCGATCAATCATGATTTCGTTAAGATCGGCATCTCAGCGGATGTCGAGAAGCGTCTAAAGAGCCTCAAAAACCCTACCTCACATCCTGACGCAGATATTCAAAACTTAAGAATTTTCTTTCAAGAAACGATTGGTTTCGAGGCGCGAAAATTTGAGCGTTTCGTTCATCGTCAACTTCGTCAATTTCGAGCTAAAGGTGAGTGGTTCCGATTAGCCCCGGAAGAATCGGTCCAGGCTATCAAAAGCCTGTTGCGAGAATGGAAGTCGGTTTGATGGCTCTTGACCCGATCACCGCCGACATGCTGGGGCCCGAGCTGGCCGAGGCGATCAACGCCGCGCACGCCAAGACCAAGGATGACACCATCACGGTTCGGATCGAACAGCATCCGGACACCAAGCTGCCGGGGGCGCACGTCGTTGCGCGCGGTGGCAACGACCTGCAGCACGGCATGAACGCTGAACGCGCGATCAAGTTCCTGAAGGGGTTGAAAAAGTGAACGCGCTGGTCCCGATGGGTCGCGCGACGCCGAATCCGCTGCGGAAGACAGAATTCAACTGGCTGGTCGCGAACGAGATCGTTGACCGGATCAGTGAAGGCGAATTCATGACTGACATCCTGAAGGACGACCACATGCCGTCCTCCTGGACGATCAATCAGTGGATGCATGAATACCCCCAGTTCGCCTCGGATGTCGCGCAGGCGCGCGAGATGGGGGCCATGCACTGGCTTGAGCAGGCGACCAAGGTCGCCGTGACTCCGACCACCGCCGATAAGGTGGTCTATGGGGTCGATGGCGTGACGCTCACCCGCGAGGACCCGGTGGCCGCGCGCAAGCTGGCGGCGTGGGGTCTGCAGGAGGCTGCGAAGCGTATCTGCCCGCAGAAGTACGGTGACAAGGTCGCCGTCACAGGCGGCTCCAAGGATGATAAGCCTGCGACGGTGCGCGTTGAGCATGAGCACACCCACGTGGTGAGGAAAGTTGAACGCGCCTTCCTTCAGCGGAGCCTTCCGGCCGAGAGCGATCCAGCCGCCTGAGTGGCCGGACGTCGGCCTGGGCGAGGATGGCATCCTGCGGCTGCAGACGCCCGATGTCTTCCAGCCGCTCTTCGAGAAGGGTCCGAAGTACAAGGGCGCGCGCGGCGGTCGGGGCTCTGGGAAGAGCCATAACTTCGCCGAGATGCTGATCGAGGAGGCGATCTGCGACCCGTGGCTGCGGGCAGTGTGCATTCGGGAAATCCAGCGCACCCTCAAGCAGTCATCCAAGCGCCTGATCGAGGACAAGATCAGGAAGCTGCGCGTCCAGCGCTACTTCGAGAGCACCGACAAGGAAATCCACATCCTCGACGACGACGGCCAGCGCTGCGGCGTGGTCATCTTCGAGGGGATGCAGAACCACACCGCGGACTCGATCAAGTCCCTGGAGGGTTTCCGGATCGCCTGGGTGGAGGAGGCCCAGAACCTCAGCCAGCGGTCACTGGACCTGCTCTATCCGACCATCCGCGAGGCCGGCGGCGAAATCTGGTTCTCCTGGAACCCGAAGAGCCCCAAGGACCCGGTCGAGACGTTCATGACCGGCGCCGACGCGCAGGCCGATCCGAACATCATCACCGTTGAGGCCAACTACCACGATAACCCGTGGTTCTGGGCGACCGAGCTGGTCGACGACATGGAGCGTGACCGCAGACGCGATCCGGACAAGTACGCGCACATCTGGCTCGGCGCCTACCTGAAGCGCTCCGAGGCCACGGTGTTCAAGAACTGGCGCATCGCCGTGTTCGAGACCCCGGACGTGGTCGAGCGCTTCCTGTTCGGCGCCGACTGGGGCTTCAGCGTGGACCCCTCGGTCTTAGTCCGGGGCTTCCTGGGGCGGCTGATCGAGCGCGGCAAGGACGCCCACGGCAACGACGTGGTCGTGGCGATCCCCGACCAGCGCGGCAACACTCTCTTCATCGACGCCGAGGCCTACCGGGTCGGCTGCGAGATTGATTACCTGCCGGCCCTGTTCGCCGGCAATGCGCCGCCCAAGCATGGGCGCGAGTGGGAGAACCCCTACGGCTGGCGCGGGATACCGGGAGCGCTGAGGTGGCCGATCACGGCCGACAGCGCCCGGCCCGAGACCATCAGCTACATGAAGCGCGCCGGCTTCAACATCCGACCGGCGGTCAAGGGGCCGGGCAGCATCGAGGACGGCATCGAGTTCCTGCGGAATTACGATATCGTCGTGCTGCCGACCTGCGTCCACGTCATCGACGAGCTGAGCCTGTACTCCTACAAGGTCGACAAGATGACCGACGAGGTCCTCCCCGATCTGGAGGACAAGGACAACCACGTGATCGACGCCCTCCGTTACGCCGTGGAGGGCCAGCGACGCGGCGGCCTGCGGATCAGCGACGCGGTCCTGGCGAAGGTCTGAGGGAGAGCCAACCATGCCGAGCAAGTCTCCCGAGCAGCGGCGTCTGATGGCCGCCGCCGCGCATGATCCGAAGTTCGCGGCCAAGGTCGGCGTGCCGCAGAAGGTGGCCAAGGAGTTCAACCGCGCCGACCAGCACGAGGGCCAGGATCGGAGCTTCCAGAGGATCAAGGCCCTCTGATGTGGCCCTTCCGGCGGGGGCCGGCGAAGCCGGCCGAACCCGCGAAGGCCGCCGAGCCGGCGCGCCCGGCCAAGCGGCGCATCAGCGACACCGCCATCGCCCGCGTCATGGAGCGGCGGCCGGGCGGCTTCATGCTGACGCCGCTGAGCGAGACCCCGCGCGTCGAGCGTCCTTTCGAGCCCGCCAAGCCGCTGACCAAGGACGCCCCGGAGATGGCCTTCGACTCCGGCGTCGAGGACGTCTTCGCGCAGCTCAACTCGGCGACCTACAACTTTGGCGAAGGCATCGGCTTCATGGGCTACGGCTACTTGGCCGAGCTTGCCCAGCGCCCCGAGTACCGCCGCGGATGCGAGGTCTTGGCGCGGGAGATGACCCGCCGCTGGATCAAGCTGACCTACAACGGCGAGGAGGACGACATCGAGCCGGAGGCCGAGGGCGACGAGGAGGACGCCACGCCCGGCGAGGCCGACAAGGACGCCGAGCAACCTGAGCCCGAAGCGCAGAAGTCCGATGTCGATCCCGAACGGGGTGATCCGCCGGGGATCGGGCACAACAAGCCGCCGCGTCCGGCCCGGAGGGTCAAGCCCAGCGACGAGAAGCTGAAGCGGATCGAGGCGGAGCTGAAGCGCCTGAAGGTGCGCGAGGCGTTCCGTCGCGTGGCCGAACTGGACGGCGTCTTCGGCCGTGGCCACATCTACCTGGACACCGGCGACACCGAAAAGCCGGATGAGCTGAAGACCCCGCTGACGGTCAGCAAGGTCAAGATCGGCCGGCGTAAGAAGCTGAAGCGCCTCGTCGTCGTCGAGCCGACCTGGACCTATCCGCAGAACTACGACAGTCGCGATCCGCTGAAGCCGGAGTTCTTCGAGCCGCAGAACTGGCTCGTGATGCAGAAGTCGGTCCACGCGAGCCGACTGCTGACCTTCGTGGGCCGCGAGGTCCCGGACATGTTGAAGCCGGCCTACTCGTTCGGCGGCCTCAGCCTGATCCAGATGGCCAAGCCGTACGTCGACAACTGGCTGCGCACCCGCCAGTCGGTCAGCGACATCCTGCACGCCTTCACCGTCTGGGTGGTGAAGACAGACCTCAACGACATCCTGAACGGCAGCGACGACGGCGATCAGGTCGTCCGGCGGGCCGAGCTGTTCAACCGGGTCCGCGACAACCGTGGCCTGATGATGGTCGACAAGGAGAGCGAGGACTTCGCCAACGTCGCGGCGCCGCTCGCCGGGCTCGATCATCTGCAGGCCCAGGCCCAGGAGCAGATGGCCAGCGTCTTCGCCATCCCGCTGGTGGTCCTGCTCGGCATCACGCCCTCCGGCCTGAACGCCTCCAGCGACGGCGAGATCAGGGTCTTCTACGACTTCATCCACGCCTTCCAGGAGCACCTGTTCGGCCACGCGCTGCACATCATCCTGAAGATCGTGCAGCTCTCGCTGTTCGGGGAGATCGACGAGGACATCGGCTTCGAGTTCCTGCCCCTTTGGCAGCCGACCGAGACCGATCAGGCGACGATCCGCAAGACCAACGCCGACATCGACAAGGCCTACATCGACGGGGGCGTGCTCGATCCCTCCGAGGTCCGCGAGAAGATCGCCAACGACAAGGACAGCCCCTACCAGAACATCGACCCCGACGCCGTGCCGGAGCCGCCGCAACCGCCGGGCGGCGATCCCTTCGGCGCCGATCCGGATGGCGAGGGCGGCTCAGAGGACGATCCGGACAGTGGCTTCCCGCCCTCGTCCGGCGGCGGCGAGCGCCGGCCCGCGGTCCCCAAGGCCGGCGGCAACCCCAAGCCGCCCGAGCGCCGTCCGGCCGGCGGCGATCCCAAGCCCCCGCGGGCCCAGGACGCCGCCTTCAGGGAACAGGACCATCCCCGTGGCCAGCCGGGCAACGCCGGCCAGTTCGGCCCCGGTGGTGGAAAGTCTAAGACCGAGGCTCCGAAGCCGAAGTCCAAGGAGAAGGAAGCGGCCAAGGCGGCGCAGGAGCCCGCCAGCCCCAGGGAGCGTCCGCCGTTCTCCGAGGAGGAGCTGTCCGGGCTGCCGCACGTCGATGAGATCGATCAGCCGACCACGTCCTGGGAGGAGCTGAAGACCAAGGGCGAGGAGGGCCGCGCCGCCTTCGTCGAGGCGCTCTCCGTCGTGGCTGACAAGCTGAGGCTGCGGACCGACGTGACGCTGCCCGAGCAGTTGACGCCCGAGGACCTGGAGAGCGGCGACAACTTCCTGTTCGTGGCGCCGAACAAGTCCGAGGCCCGAGCGCGGGCCAAGATCGAGAGCGACTATGGCGGCAACTGGTCAAAGCTGCGCGACATGGTCCGCGCCTCGATCACCGTGTCGTCGATGGATGAGCTGCGGGCGGCTGTGATCGCCGCCGAGGACGCGGGCCTAGCCCTGGCGGCCAAGCCCAAGGACCGCTTCACCAAGCCGACGCCCGAGGGCTACCGCGATCTCAACACCCTTGTGCGGCTGCCCAACGGCATGGTGGCCGAGCTGCAGTTCCACCTGACGCCGATCATCGCGGCCAAGAACGAGGGCCACGTCCACTACGAGGCGCAGCAGCGCCTGACCCGCAAGAACGGCATGGAGGAGCCGGACGACACGTGGTCGCTTGAGGACATCGAGCGGTTCACCCAGGCGCGCGAGCGGCAGCGTGAGCTGTACGGCGCGGCCTGGGAGAAGGCGACGAAGGCCTAGTCGCCGCCCATCATCCTCTGGGCCTCGGCCTCGTCGATGATGTCGCCCCACTCGACGCCCTTGGGGACGTCGCCGGTGTAGGCCACGAACTTCTTCTCCGTGGGGGACCAGACCTCGCTGGGCCACGCGCGGGACCTCCCGCGGAACAGCGCCCCCTCGTTCTCGATGTAGATGAATTTGGCCATCGTCTTCTCCGGTTTGGGACCTCCCTTGTGATGTGCGGGTGAGCGCGGCGCAACGCGCATTCGCGGGCCCACGCTCCTCATATAGGCGACCTTGAAACAAAAAGGAAGTGGAAATGTTCCACACCCTCTGGATCATGGTCGCCGGCTGCATCGTCGGCTTCCAGGCCTTCGGATACCTGACCCTGTTCCGGGCGGCCTGACCGGGTGTCCATCCACCATCGCCAGCGACAGGTGATCCTGCCGCGGGTGGTCCCGAACGCGGGACTGCAGGCCTACTACCGCAAGCGCCTCGACCGGCTGATCGAGGCCATGCACGACTCGGTCGCCTACTGGGTGGCGCAGGCCTATCGCGCCAATCCGCCGGAGATCGCCCAGGACGAGAGCCCGGCCATGGCCATGCGGCGGCTGATGCGCAAGCTGGCCAGTCGCTGGAACCGCGAGTTCGACAAGCTGGCCAGGAAGCTCTCGCCCGAGTTCGTGCGCCGCAACGGCCGGATGAGCGACACCCAGTTCATGGAGCACCTCAAGGCGGCCGGCTTCACCGTGGAATTCTCCGTCAGCCGGCAGGTCAACGACGTGATGCAGGCGGCCATCGGCGAGAACGTGGCGCTCATCAAGTCGATCCCGCAGCAGTACCTGACCCAGGTGGAGGGCATGGTCCTGCGCTCGGTGCAGGCCGGACGCGACCTCTCCACCCTGTCGAAGGACCTGCAGCACCAGTACGGCGTCACGCGCCGCCGCGCGGCCTTCATTGCCAGGGATCAGAACAACAAGACCACCTCCGCGATCTATCGCGCTCGACAGCTCGAACTCGATATCGACGAGGCCATCTGGCACCACAGCCACGCAGGCAAGACGCCGAGGCCTAGCCACGTCGCCAACAACGGCAAGACCTACAAGGTCTCCGAGGGCTGGTACGACCCGGACCTGAAGAAGCGTATCTGGCCCGGCACGGAACCGAACTGCAGATGTACAGCCAAGTCGATCATTCGAGGGTTCATGTGATGCCGGACGAGAGAGACGCGCCGATGTTCCTTTATCGCGGCCCGAAGGCGGACGACGACTGGACGCCGCCGACCTTCGGCATGGGCGTGGTCATCGGGGTGCTCGGCGGCCTCGTCGTCGCCGCCCTGATCAGCGCCGTCGTCACGCTGCCCTGGACCTACCTTGGCTGACGGCGCCGGCGTCATGCTGCAGGCGCCGGGCAACCGGCTCCTCGTCCTGCGGCGTAGTCAGGAGAGCGATCATCCGGGGACCTACTGCTTCCCCGGCGGCGGCGTGGAGGAGGGCGAGACCTACGAGGACGCCGCGCGTCGCGAGCTGCACGAGGAGACCGGCTTCGACTACCAGGGGCCACTCGCGCAGGTCGACGACCGCGATGGCTTCGTCACCTTCCGCGCCGAGCTGCCCGAGGAATTTGATCCCGAGCTGAACGACGAGCACACCGAGGCCCGCTGGATCGAGCCTGGCGAGCACGACGCGGAGCCGCTGCATCCCGGCGTCAGGGCCACCCTCAGTGAGATGGGCTTCGCCATGGATCAATCCATCCGCAAGCGCGCGCTCGCCTTCGACCGCGCCACGGTTCGCTCCTTCACCGTGGACGGCCGGCTGCAGGTCGAGCTGAACCCGATCTCCAAGGCCAACGTCTGCCCCTACTACGGCGAGGAGATTCCGGACCACGAGAAGCTCGGTCTGGACCCTAAGCGCGTCTACATGCTGCTGCGCGATCCGGAGGAACTGGCCAAGGCGGCGGAGACCTTCAATGGCGTCCCGCTGCTGCTGATCCACAAGCCCTCCACCGCGGACGAGCACCCGCGCGAGCTGACCATCGGGACCACCGGCACGGACGCCGCCTGGGAGGACCCGTACCTCAAAAACACCCTCGTGGTCTGGGACGCCGAGGGTATCGAGGCCATCGAATCCGACGAGCAGAAAGAGCTGTCGTCCGGCTACCGCTACCGCGCCGACATGACCCCCGGCGTGTTCAACGGCGAGAACTACGACGGGGTCATGCGGGACATCGTCGGAAACCACGTCGCCCTCGTCGAGGAGGGCCGCGCAGGACCCGACGTTGTCGTTGGCGATTCCAAACCAAGGAACCTCATGATGAAGATCAAGACTGCCGCGCTGCCGTCTCGGAAGGCCCTGCTTGTCCAGGGCGCCGTGGCGGCGGTCCTCGCGCCGATGATCGCCCAGGATGCCAAGCTCATCGACCTGGGCGGGGTGTTCAAGGGCGTCAACCGGAAGAACTACGCCGCCCAGCGGGACAACATCGTCTCGCGCCTGAAGCTGGCCACCGACAAGCGTCTGGCCAAGGACGCCGACTTGGAGGACGTGGTCGCCGTGATCGACGCCCTGAAGGGCGTCAACGGCGGCGACGCCGACGAGGACGACGTCACCATCGATGCCGATCTCGTGCCCGGAGCCGCCGACCCGGCCGATCCGGAGAAGACCAATCCGGGCGTCTCCGGCGAGGACGAGGAGGAGGGCGGCCACGAGGCCTTCATGGCCAAGCTGAAGGCCAAGCTGGACGACGCCACCTACGCCAAGGTGGTCTCGGCCATGTCCCCGTCCGCCGCCCCCGCGCAGGGCGCGACCGACGAGGAGAAAGACAAGAACGAGGAGCCCGGCGCCGAGGACGAGGAGGGACCCGAGAAGAAGCCCGAATTCGTCTCCAAGGGCGCGATGGACAAGGCCATCAACGCGGCCTCCGCCAAGGCGGTCAAGGACACCATCACGCGCCTCGCCGCCGTCCGCGAGGCGGAGAACATCTGTCGCCCGCACATCGGCGAGCTGGCCATCGCCATGGACTCCGCGGAGGCCGTCTACAAGCACACGCTGCAGACGGTCTGCCCCGACCGCGACCTCACCGGCATCCACCCCAGCGCCTTCCGGGCCATGGTGGAGATGCTCCCCACGGGCTCCGAGCCCAAGACCCCGCGGCTCGCCCAGGACGCCAAGAAGGCCAAGGCCTTCGAAGAGCGCTACCCCGGCGCCGACCGCATCAAGAGCCTTTAAGGAGAGCCCCCGATGGCTGACTTCCAAACCCAGGTGAACGTCCAGCCGGCCCCGGCCGTGGCGGGCGACTTCGCCTCCGCCAATCCGCGCTGGTCGGTCGACGCCGGCCCCGGCGGCCTCGTGGCCGGCGTCGGCGGCGTGACCGTGGGTCGCTTCGCGTGGTGGGACAATGCGAACCACCGCACCGTGCTGAACAGCGGCGCGGGCGCGCCGACCGGCTTCGTCCACCGTGAGCAGCAGGCGCTCATCACCACCTACCTCGCGGCGGCCTCCAACGTGGTCCCGGTGGGCTTCGGGATCACCCTGATGTCCGGCGGCGACTTCTGGGTGCTGAACGATGGCTCGACCGAGGCCCTGGTGGGCCAGAAGGCCTACGCCGACCTCGCCACCGGCAAGGTCTCGTTCGCCGCCACCGGCTCGGCCTCCACCGCCTCGGTGACCGGCTCCATCGCCGCCTCCACCGCCTCGGTGACCGGCTCCATCGCCGACAACGTGCTGACGGTGACCGCGGTCGCCTCCGGCACGCTGGTGGTGGGCGGCACGCTGAGCGGTACCGGCGTGGCCACCGGCACGCAGATCGTGGCCCAGCTCTCCGGCACGCCGGGCGGCATCGGAACCTACTCGGTCAACATCGGCGAGCAGACCGTCAGTTCCACCGCGATCTCCGAGACCTACGGCACGCTGACCGTGACCGCCGTGGGCTCGGGCGCGCTGGTGCTGGGCGCCGTGCTCTCGGGCACGGGCGTCACCGCGGGCACGATCATCACCGCCCTCCTGACCGGCGCCGGCGGCACGGGGACCTACGTGGTTTCCCCGACGCAGACGGCCGGCTCGACCACCATCACCGCGACGACCAACGTCGAGACCAAGTGGGTCTGCATGTCCCAGGGTCTGCCCGGCGAACTCGTCAAGATCAGCTCCCACGTGCTGGGCTAAGGAGTGTCCCTGAGATGAACTACCACGACGCACAGACCCAGTGGACGGACGACGCTCCGCTGCTGGCCGCCAAGGGCGTGGTGCTCCCCGACGCCAAGGCGTACAAGCCCGACGAGTTCGGCGCCGACTACGGCTTCGCGATGGACGCCCAGCCGGCCCTGGTCACCCAGTCCAACGCCGGCATCCCGGCGTTCCTCACCACCATGGTCGATCCGGCGGTCATCCGGATTCTGCTGGCCCCGAACAAGGCCGCGACCATCTTCGGCGAGGTCAAGAAGGGTTCCTGGCTGGACGAGACGGCGATGTTCCCCATCGTCGAGCGCACCGGCGAGGTGAGCACCTACGGCGACTTCAACGAGAACGGCCACGCCGGGGTCAACACCAACTGGCCGCAGCGCCAGAGCTACCTGTTCCAGGTGGTGAAGGAGTGGGGCGAGCGCGAGCTTGAACGCGCCGGCCTCGCCCGCATCAACTGGGCCTCGGAGATCGACGAGGCGGCGGCGATCCAGCTCATGAAGTACTCCAACCTGACGTATTTCTTCGGCGTCGCCGGGTTGCAGAACTACGGGCTGCTGAACGACCCGAACCTGTCGGCGTCGCTGACCCCCGCCACGAAGACCTACGGTGGCGTCAAGTGGATCAACAACGGCGTCGTCGTGGCCACGGCCAACGAGGTCTACAACGACATCCAGTCGATCTTCCTGCAGCTCGTCAACCAGTCTGGCGGCCTGATCGACCAGGAGTCGCAGATGACCCTGGCCATGTCGCCCAGCTCGGCCGTGGCCCTGACCGCGACCAACAGCTTCAACGTCAGCGTCGCCGACCTGCTGAAGAAGAACTTCCCCAACCTGAAGCTGGAGACCGCGGTCCAGTACGGGGCGCTCTCGGCCACCAACACGCAGGGCGTGGCCGCCGGCAACCTCGTGCAGCTCATCGCCTCCAACGTCGAGGGACAGGACACCGGCTACTGCGCCTTCAACGAGAAGATGCGCGCCCACCCGGTCATCCGCGCGATGTCCTCCTTCAAGCAGAAGGTCACGTCCGGCACCTGGGGCGCGATCATCCGTCAACCGTTCGCCATCGCGTCGATGGTGGGAGTCTGATCCATGGCCGATGCCTCCAACGACACTGCCAAGACGGTCACCGTCGCCTGCAAGATGCCCAACGGCGTCCTGCTGCGGCTGTTCAAGGCCGAGACCGTGCAGGAGCCCGTCCCCGGCGGCGGCTTCCGCGACGTCCAGGTGATGCGGCACACCGGCGACGTGGTGAAGATCAACGGCTACGCGGCCGAGGCCGGCAAGTCGCCGGCCTCGCCGATGACCGACGAGGGCTACGCGCTCACCTACGGCGTCTCCAAGGATTTCTGGGACCAGTGGCTGTCCCAGAACCGCGATCTCGCCATGGTCGAGAACAAGCTGATCTTCGCGCACGCCAGCTCGCAGTCGGCGAAGGCCGAATCGCGCGACCACGCCAAGACCCGCAACGGCCTGGAGCCGATGGCCATTAAGGGCGATCCGCGCAGCCCGAGGAGCCCGCGGGTCGGCGAGATCGAGAAGGCCGAGGCGGCCTGATCCGATGGCGGTAGTCGCCTTCGACTACAACACCTGGATCACCCGGTTCCCGGAGTTCACCACGACTCCGAACATCGCGACGCTCGCGCCGCTGATGTTTGCCGAGGCCAGCCTGTACGTGAGCAACACCGATGCGAGCCCGGTCACCGACCTCGGTGTCCGGGCGCTCATCCTTAATCTGGTCACGGCCCACCTCGTCTTCATCAACTACGGCGCCGGTCCCAACGGCCCCTCGTCCCTGGTCGGCCGCATCTCGTCGGCGACCGAGGGCTCCGTGAGCGTCAACACCGCCTACGCCGAGGCCAAGCCCGGCTCGCGGGCGTGGTTCGACCAGACCAAGTACGGAGCCCAGGCCTACGCGGCGCTCGGCCCCTACCGGCGCTTCCGCTATGTGCCGCAGCCCTGCGCCCCGTTCCGCCGGTGGTGAAGAGCGTCTCCTTCTCCGGCGGCGACAAGCTCACCAAGCGGCTGAAGGAGATCGCCAAGGGAGTCTCGCAGCCCGCGGCCCTGAAGGTCGGCTTCCTGGAGGGATCGACCTACCCCGACGACAAGGGCACGCCGACCGCGGCGGTCGCCGCGTGGCAGGAGTTCGGGACGCCGACCATCCCCAAGCGTCCGTTCTTCCGCAACATGATCCAGGAGAACAGCTACCGCTGGGGCCCGAACGTCGGAACGGCGCTGAAGTCCACCGACTATGACGCCGTCACGGCGCTGAGCCTGATGGGCATCGAGCTGCGCGACGAATTGCAGGACTCCATCCGCGAGGGCGACTTCGCCCCGCTTAGCCCGATCACCGTCATGCTCCGCGGCATGAAGTACAATGATCCCAGCCTCGTTGTGACCGGCGCGACCGTGGGCGAGGCCGCCCGCCGCGTCGGCCTGGGGTTGACCAACTACGGGGCCCCCACCAAGCCCCTCATCGACACCTCGCACATGATCAATTCGGTCGACTTCAAGGTCGACCAGGGAGCCAACTCATGACGACCCCCATCATCAAGGCCTTCGACGTGATCAACGGTGCGCGCGGCGTGGACGCGCCTTACGTCGCCGGTGTCCTCGCCGACACGCCGCAGACTCTCACCCAGGCGAACATCCAGCTCGACACCGGGACCAAGACCGCCACGGCCACGGCCGGCGCGGCGACCCTGAACAAGGCCTCCGGCGTGATCACCTCCGAGGCGTTGACGACCGCCGCCGGCGCCACCTACGCGCTGACGCTGACCAACAGCGACATCGTCCTGGGCGACATGGTCCTGGCCTCCGTGCAGAACGGCACGAGCACCACCGGCACGCCCTGCGTGACCACGGTCGCCGTGAGCGCCGGTCAGGTGATCGTCACCATCCAGAACATCCACGCCTCCGCGGCGCTGAACGGCACGATCAAGATCACCTTCGCGGTGCTCAAGGCCTAGGGAGGATGAACCTCCACAACATCGTTGCAGGGGCGATCTCGGCGGTCAATCCGCTGATCCATGCCAAAATCTACCCCAGCCAGGGCTATACCAAGGACTCCAGCTACCATCAGGTCCCCGCCTACGGCGACCCCCAGGACGTCATGATCCAGGTCCAGGCGCTGCAGTACAACGACCTCGTCAAGACCGACAATATGAACATCCAGGGCGAGCGCCGGGCGATCTACCTGAACGGCGACTGGAACGGCGTGGTGCGCGCCGACAAGGCCGGTGGCGACAAGCTGGTGTTCCCGGACCATCCGGGCGGCCCGGACCGCACGTGGCTGGTGGTGCTGATCTCCGAGAACTGGCCGGACTGGACCAAGGTGATCGTGACCCTGCAGATGGACGAACATGCCTGACGACGGCGTCGACAAGTCCCTGGCGCTGCCGGCGGCGATCTTCGTGAACAACGCCACGGCGTTCATGACGCTGGACAGCAACACCGTGCGGCTGGTGTTCACCGAGAATCTCAACACGGGCGATGCGGCGATCTTCCGCTGCAGCGTGATCATGCCGCTGGAGACCTTCCGCCAGCTCGGCGAGATGGTGGACAGCGTGGTCGAGCGCTACGAGACCCTGACCCATGGCTCGACGCCGGGATCGGCGCTCAACTAGGCCATGCCGGTCACCCTCAGCCTGACCGAGGACCAGATTTTCACAGTCCTCGGGGACTTCCTGACGTCCATCCTGCCGAGCGACGTGGAGATCGTGCGTGGCCTCGTGAACCGCGTGCCGCCGCCGACCGGCCCCGACTACATCGTCATGACCTCCGAGTTCCGCACCCGGCTGGCCACCAACGTCACCACCTACGACACCAGCGACCCCGCGCCGACCACCCAGGCCGTCCTGGAGCCGGCGACCTTCGTTGCGCAGATCGACGTATTCGGGCCGGCCAGCGCCGACAATTCGCAGATCATCTGCACCCTCTTCCGCAGCGAGATGGCCACCACCTTCTTCGCCCAGAGCGGTTTCGACGTGCAGCCGCTCTACGTCGAGGACCCCAAGCAGATTCCCTTCTCGGACGGCGAGCAGCAGTACGAGGAGCGATGGACCATCGACGCGGTGATGCAGATCAACCCCGTCGTCACGGTCTCCCAGGACTTCGCGAACCAAGCCGTCGTCGGCCTGATCGAGGTCGACGCCTACTATCCCCCTGGAGGTTAATCCATGCCCGCCAGCATTCCGGCCTCCGCCATTGTCAACGTCAATCCTGGCGTCGTCACGGCGGGCGGCTCGGCCCTCAGTCTCAATGGCGTCGTGCTGACCGCCAGCACGCGCGTGCCCATCGGCTCCGTGCTCTCCTTCCCGAGTCAGACGGCTGTGGCGGCCTACTTCGGCGCCACCAGCCAGGAGGCGGGGATCGCCACCGTTTACTTCACCGGCTTCGAGAACAAGAATGTCACGCCGGGCGCGATCCTGTTCAGCCAGTACCCCACCTCCAACGTCTCCGCCTACCTGCGGGGCGGCGCGGTGTCCGGCCTGACGCTGACTCAGCTCCAGGCGCTCTCCGGCGTCCTGGCGGTGACCATCGACGGCACGCTGAAGACGTCGAGCGCCATCAACCTGTCCGGCGCGACGAGCTTCACCAACGCCGCCCAGCTCATCAACCGCGCCCTGGGCGCGACGGGTCCGCAGACCGCCTCCGTGACCGGCGCCATCGCGGCCACCACGCTCACCGTCTCGGCCGTCAGCAGCGGCACACTGCACGTGGGTGACGTGCTCTCCGGCACGGGCATCACGGCCGGGACCTACATCACCGCCTTCGTGTCCGGCACGGGTGGCACGGGGACCTACACGGTCAGCGACAGCCAGACGGCCGGCTCGACCATGGTTACGGCCACGGCTCCGGTGGTCACCTTCGACAGCATCTCCGGCGCCTTCGTGGTGACCTCGGCCACCACCGGCACGGCGTCCACCATCACCTACGGCTCCAACACTATCGCCGATGGCCTGAAACTGACCCAGGCGCAGGGCGCGGTGCTGAGCCAGGGTGCGAATACCGCCACCCCGGCGGCGGCCATGAATGCGATCATCACCCAGACCCAGAACTGGGCGACGTTCATGACCACCTTCGAGCCGGTCACGGCCGACAAGATCGCCTTCGCGGCCTGGACCAATGGCCAGAACAAGCGTTTCGCCTACGTCATGGGGGACACCGACGTCACGGTGACCCAGCCCAATCCGACGTCCAGCGCCGGCTACCAGATCATCCAGCTCGCCTACGACGGGACCATCCCGATCTACGAGCCCTCGGACCTCAACCACGCCGCCTTCGTCTGCGGCTGCGTCGCGTCGCTGGACTTCACCGAGACCAATGGGCGCGCCACCATGGCCTTCCGCACCCAGGGCGGCCTCGCGCCGGGCGTGACCGACCAGACCATCGCAGCCCAGCTCTTGCTGAACGGCTACAACTTCTACGGCGCCTACGCCACGGCGTCGCAGGGCTTCGACTTCTTCTACAACGGCTCGATCACCGGCGTGTTCGACTGGGCCGACAGCTACATCAACCAGATTCAGCTCAACGCCGCCCTTCAGCAGGCGCTGGTGAGCCTGCTGACCTCGGTCAAGTCCGTGCCCTACAACCAGCCCGGCTACGGGCTGCTGCAGCAGGCCTGCATGGACCCGATCAACGCCGCCCTGAACTTCGGTACGATCCGGGCCGGCGTGGCGCTCTCGGCGTCGCAGGCGGCGCAGGTCAACGCCGCCGCGGGCCAGAAGATCGACACCATCCTGAGCACGCGGGGCTGGTATCTGCAGATCAAGGCCGCATCGGCCCAGACCCGTGCGGCGCGCCAGTCGCCGCCGATGACGCTCTGGTACACGGACGGCCAGAGCGTGCAGCAGATCAACCTCGCCTCCATCGAAGTCCAGTAGGGGACAGCCGCCAATGGCAAAGACCATCACGTCCGCCAACGCGATCTTCATGTTGGCGGTCACGGGCGTCTTCGACACGCCCGTGCAGCTCCAGGGCTTCTCCGCGGACGACGTCTTCGACACCGAGGCCGTGGAACCGGCGGAGATCATGCAGGGGGTCGACGGTGTCATGTCCGCCGGCTTCATCTACGTGCCCATCAAGCAGGGCATCACCCTGCAAGCCGACAGCGACTCCAACGACCTCTTCGAGGAGTGGTATCGCCAGCAGCAGGCGGCGGTGGACATCTTCTTCGCCCAGGGTACGGTGCGCCAGCCGGCCATCGGCAAGGCCTACACCATGACCAAGGGTGTGCTCTCCACCTATCCCTCCATGGCCGACGCCAAGAAGGTCCTGCAGCCGCGGAAGTTCGGGATCACCTGGGAGCGGATCGAGCCGGCGCCGATCTGATGTCCAGGAAGGTCAAGGAGATCACCATCACGGCCGAGGGCCGTGACCAGGGGAAGACGTACCTTATCACCGAGCTGCCCGCGTCCGAGGGCGAGAAGTGGGCCATGCGGGCGCTCGCGCTCCTGGCCAAGTCCGGCGTCGAGTTGCCGGACGGCTCCGCCAACCTCGGTATGGCCGGCGTTGCACGCCTGGGCTTCGAGGCGCTGATGGGGATCAACTTCCTGGACCTGGAGCCGTTGCTGGACCAGATGATGACCTGCGTTCAGGCCGTCCCATCCTCCGGGATGGCGCGGAAGCTGGTGGAGGAGGACATTGAGGAGATCGCCACGCGGCTCGCCCTGCGGCGCGACATCTTCGAGCTGCACACCGGTTTTTTCGGGAGCGCCGGCCCCTCGACCTAGACCTGGGCGACGTGGCCGCCGGCAAGCTGCACGAGTACCTCAACGTGCCCCCCACCATCGGCGCCGTGATCTCCTCCCGGCTGGGGACCCTCCACGAGATGGACACGGTCTACGGCGTCGAGGACGTCTACGACCTCCTGGAGGTCATCTCCGTGGACGCCCACAACCGCCGCGCACTGCAGCCGGAGGAGTAGCCGATGGCCACGATCATCGACGAGCTGGTGGTGCTCCTGCGGCTGGACGGCGGCAAGGAGTTCGAGAAGGGGCAGAAGGACATCGACGAGGGTCTGAAGAAGACCAAACAGGGGGCCACGGCCACCGGCAAGGAGCTGGAGTTCCGCGCCAAGCGCTCCGTCGAGTCCTTCTCCAAGTTCCGTGACGAGGTCATCGCCCTGTTCGCCGCCTTCACGGCCGGCGTGGGCCTGAAGAACTTCGTCGCCGATACCGTGCGCTCCGAGGCCAACCTGGGCCGCATGTCCCACGCCCTGGACGTCTCCACCGAGACCCTCTCCCAGTGGCAGGGCGTCCTGAAGCGCAACGGTGGAACGGCGGAGGACGCCACCTCCGCGTTCCGCACCCTGGCTGACATCATCGCCGAGGTGCAGACCACCGGGACCACCGGCAAGGGCGGCGTGCTGATGCGGATGGGCATCAGCGGCGGGATCAATCAGCTCCAGGACAAGGTCGGTTCGCTGTTGGAGATGGCGGACAAGGCCAGCCGCATGGACCCGCAGACGGCGTCCTTCATGTTGCGCCAGATCGGCTTCTCCGAGGCCATGGTGAACGTCATGCTGAAGGGCCGCGGGGCCCTTCAACAACTCCTGGAGCAGCAGAAGAAACTCGGCGTCACCACCGACGCGGACGTCCGCGCCGCCCAGCGACTGCAGGACAGCCTGGAGGGCCTGAAGACCGCCTCGTCGCGGGTCGGCGCCGCGATCCTGACGGCGCTGGAGCCGGCGATGGACCTTATCGCCAAGTTGTTCACCGCCCTTGCGGAGTTCGCCCAGAACAACCAGCCTATCGTCATCGGCGCCCTGGCCGCACTCTCGGCGGCCTTCGTTGCGGTGGGCATCGCCGCCGCGGGCGCGGCCATCGCAGCTAGCCCCATCCTCGGCCCCCTCATCGTCGTCTCTGGGATCGCGCTCGCAGCCGGCGCCGCAATCGGCGTGCTCTATGAGGCCCTGATCCGCGGCGCGCACACCTTCATGGAGTTCGTGCGTCACAACAAGGCCGCGCATGGCGCCTTGGAGGAGGTCATCGCGTCCGCCCGAGACCTCTGGGGGGCGATCACCGAACTGCTCGCGCCGATGAAGCCGGTGGCCGACGCCATCGGCAATGCCTTCAGGGCGGTCGGCGACGCCATCCGCGACGCTTTCGGCTCGGCCACCGTCGCCATCGGCCGCAACTTCCTGAACTTCGTCGTCAACTCCTTCCATGCCATCGCCGACGTCATCCGGGCGATCACCGCCCTGGTGCATGGTGATCTGAAGGGAGCCATGGCCGCCTCCCGCGATTTCCTGCGCGATTCCGTGGCCGAGACGCCTCGCGCCAGTCGCGACGTGCCCACGTCGCAGGCCACGCCCGGTGCGGCTGCGGGTGGCGCTCCCGCCTCACAGTCTAAGACCGGTCGAGCGAACGCCACCGAGATCGAGGCGCGGCTTCGGGCGGGTGGTCTCACCGCCGAGCAGGCCCGCGGCGTCGTGGCGGGCATCCACGCGGAGAGCGGCTTCAGGCTCAACGCCTTCAACGGCGCCGGCGGAGGCAAAGGGGCTTTTGGGATCGGCCAGTGGCGTGGTTCGCGGCTCGCGGAACTGCGTCGCCGATATGGCCCCAATCCCACCCTGGCTCAGCAGGTCGACTTCCTGCTCTGGGAGCTGATGGGCGGCGACCGCGGAGGCCGGAAGGTACTCGGACAGAGCACCGTCACGGGCGCGATGCAGTCGTACATCCGTGACTTCATGCGCCCGGACCTGCCGGGCAGTACGGCGGCATCGGAGGGGGACATCCGGCGCGGCAACGCCTTCCTGGCGGCCAACTCCAACCTACCCTCGCCCGGCGTGATGACCGGCGCGCGCGCCGCGCAGAGCGCCACGGCGGCGTCGGCCGCGTCACACACTGAGGTCAGCGTCGGCGACGTCACCATCGTCACCCAGGCCCGCGACGCGGACGGCATCGCCCGCGACTTCGTGCCGGCCGTCAAGCGCCGCTTCGTGCAGCAGGTCAATCAGGGCCTCAGCTAGTGTCGCTGATCCCCTTCCCGAACGTGCCGCAGGTCCCCGGCGTCCCGCAGCTCACGCGTTACGCGGGCGGCCCGTCCGTGGCGCAGATGACGTCGCTGTTCCCCGGTGCATCCGGTCTCCTGCATGAGATCGATGGCGTCTCCGCCTACCTCACGACGTCGCCGCAGGCGACCGTCAAGGACCTTTTCGCTTCGGTCCCCGGCGTCAGCTCGATCATGACGAACAATCCGGCCTTTTCGCAGATCATGAGCCTGTCGAACTTCGACGCCCTGGGCAACGGCCTCAGCCTGCTGACCGGCGATGACCCCGGCGTGGGCTCGCTCACGGCCAGTCCGGAGTGGGGCGTCTTCGATGACGGCGGCCAGCCGGTGGCCATTGCCGATTCCTTCGTCTCCATCGAGCACATGAAGGACTGGCGGGTGGCCAATTTCCCCGTCGCGCCGAACGGTTTCGCCGCCTACAACAAGGTCGAGACCCCCTACGAGGAGCGGATCACCTTCGCCAAGGGCGGGACCCTGCAGCAGAAGGAGACTTTCCTGCAGGACATCGACGATGCGGTGGCGTCGCTCGATCTCTTCACCGTGGTCACCCCGGAGGTGACCTACGCCAACGCCAATCTCGTCCACTACGATTACCGCCGCCAGTCGCGGCAGGGCGTGACGCTGCTGCTGGTGGAGATCGGTGTCATGCAGGTCCGCGTCTCGGCGTCGCAGACCTTCTCCAACACCAAGAGCCCGGCGGCCAATGCCGCACAGAACGGCGGCACGGTGCAGCCGCAGTCCCCGACAACGGCCCAGACCAATGCGGCGGCAGCCGGCGCGACCTGATGCTGATCGTCCCCCTGCAGCCCGTGGCGGCCCAGACGGTGCTGGTGACGCTGGCCAATCAGGCCTGCCGAATCAACGTCTACCAGAAGCGCACCGGCCTCTACGTCGATCTCTACGTCTCCAACGCCGAGATCGTGACCGGCGTGATCGCCGAGAACGCCAACCGCATCGTGCGCTCGGCCTACCTGGGCTTCATCGGCGATCTCGCATTCTTCGACACCCTGGGGGCCTCGGACCCCTACTACACTGGTCTCGGCGCGCAGTACGCCCTGGCCTATCTTGAGGCGTCGGACCTGTGAGCTTCACCAAGCGCCACATCGACGTCCAATTCCAACTCGGCCAGGGCTCCTTCGGGGGCACGTCGCAGAACACCGTGGACGTCACCGGTCTGCGCTGCTCGGCGAATGTCTCCAAGGCGGGGGGATGGACCAACTCCACGCTTGAGCTGCGCATCTGGGGACTCTCGCTCTCGGTGATGAACGACCTCTCCACACTGGGCAAGCCGCTGCCGGCGATCCGCAACAACGTGGTCACCCTGAAGCCCCGTTCCGACGATGTCGGACCGACCGTGGCCTTCATCGGCGTCATCCAACAGGCCTGGGCGGACATGCAGGCCATGCCCGAGAGCGTCTTCGTGGTGCAGGCCACCTCCGGGATGCTGGCGCAGCTCCGGCCGCTGCCACCGACCAGCATCAACGGTGTCGCCGACGTGGCGCAGGTCGCCGCTGGCCTTGCCAATCAGATGTCGATGAACTTCACCAACGGTGGCGTCGACATCAAAATCCCCAACCTCTACCTCTCCGGGACCGGCGTACAGCAGGTTCGCCAGCTCATGGACGTCGGCCCGATCAACTGGATCATCGAGGACAACACCTTGGCCATCTGGCCGAAGGACGGCACGCGCGATCCAAAGGCCAATCCGGTGGTGGTCTCAGCGGACACCGGTCTCGTCGGTTATCCCAACTGGACGGCGCAGGGCCTCATGGTGAAGACCCTCTACAATCCCAACATCGCCTACGGCGCCGCGATCCAGATCACCAGCGACATCACCCCGGCCAACGGGGTGTGGTCGCCGTTCAAGATCGACCACGTCCTGGAGAGCGAGGTCCCGGATGGACAGTGGTTCTCCATGATCGAGGCCGCCGCCTTCGGTCGTCCCGCCGTCGCCACCTGATGAGCGAAACCTATGTGGGTTTCGAGGCCCTCAACTCCGGGGCCTCCGACACCAACGCCCTGCGCTTCCTGTTCCAGCAACTCATGGCGGGGGTGTGGACCTCCGGGCTGGTGCTGGTGAGGGCGGTGACCAATGTCGACACCCTGGACCCGGTGGGCTTCGTGGACGTCCAGCCCATGGTCCATCAGATTGACGGGCAGGGACAGATCACCCCGCACGGGACGATCCACAACCTGCCCTACTTCCGGATGCAGGGCGGGACCAACGCGGTGATCCTCGATCCCAAGGTCGGGGACATCGGCATCGCCATCTTCGCCAGCCGGGACATCTCCGCGGTCAAGACCTCCAAGCAGCCCGGCGCGCCCGGCTCCTGGCGGCGCAACGATCCCGCGGACGGCCTCTACATCGGCGGCTTCCTGAACGGCGTGCCGGCCCAGTACGTGCTGTTCAGCGACGCCGATGGGATCAAGGTGGTGAGCCCGACCAGGGTGACGATCCAGGCCCCCGACATCCAGTTCATCGGCCCGACGCATACCACCGGCGCGGTCACCGGCGACACCACCGCGACCTACGGCGGTGAGGTCACCGCCAACGGCGGCCACACGGTGAGCGCCCACACGCACGGCGGCGTGCAAACGGGCAGCGGAAGCACGGGGACGCCCACGGGATGAAGACGCTCCTTCTGGACACCGTCGCCTGGGACCTCGTCCTCGACGCCAGCGGCAACATCGCCCTGGCCGCCGAGCCTTATGCCCAGGCCCAGGACGCCGCCTCAGCCATCCGCACCTTCCAGGGCGAATGCTACTACGACACCACCCTGGGCATCCCCTACTTCTCCCGCGTGCTCGGCAAGCTGCCCTCGGCCCAGTACCTCAAGGGCCAGTTCACCGCGGCGGCACGCACGGTCCCCGGCGTGGTCACGGCGCAGTGCTTCCTCCGGGCGCTGCAGAAGCGCCAGCTCGGCGGGCAGGTCCAGATCACCAACGACCAGGGCCAGTCCGCCGTGGTCAATGTCCCGGTGGGGTAGCGCATGGCCCAGACCAACGTCCCCGCCCTCCAGTTCACCGCGGGCGGCATCATCGCGCCGACCGAGGCGGACATCCTCGCCGGTCGTCAGACCGACATCGATCAGGCCTTCGGCGGCGACGTCAATCCGGCGCTGGTGACGCCGCAGGGCCAGATCGCCCAGAGCGACACCGCAATCATCGGCGACAAGAACGACCAGTTCCTGTTCCTGGCCAACAACTTCGACCCCGCCTACGCCTCCGGCCGCTTCCAGGACGCCATCGGCCGCATCTACTTCCTGGAGCGCCTGCCTCCGACCGCGACCGTGGTCCCGTGCCTCTGTGTCGGCGCGCCCTCGACGGTGATCCCGGTCGGTGCGTTGGCCACGGACGGCGTCAACAAGTGGAGCTGCATCCAGGCCGGGACGATCCCTTCCGGCGGCTCGATCACCCTGCAGTTCGCCTGCACGACCAATGGGCCGATCCCGTGTCCGGCGAATTCGGTCAACCAGATTTTCCAGACCATCCCCGGCTGGGACACGGTCAACAACCCCACGGCCGGGACCGAGGGGACCAACGTCGAGAGCCGTGCCGACTTCGAGCATCGTCGCCAGCTCTCCGTTGCCGGCAATTCCAAAAGCATGATCCAATCGGTGCAGGCGGCCGTCCTGGCGGTCCCCGGCGTGATCGATGCATACGGCTACTCCAACGAGACCGCCGCGCCGATCACCATCGGTTCAGTGACGATACCGGCAAACTCGATCTTCGTCTGCGTCTCCGGTGGCGATCCCCTCGCCGTGGCCACGGCCATCTGGACCAAGAAGATGCCCGGCTGCCCGATGAGCGGCGGGACGACCGAGACGGTCTACGACACCGATGGCTACAGCCCGCCGTACCCGGCCTACACGATCACCTTCCAGACCGCCGTCAGCCTGCCGATCAAGTTCGCGGTCTCGATCACCAATTCGGCGCAGGTCCCGGCGAACGCCACGGCGCTGGTGCAGGCGGCCATCCAGGCGGCGTTCAGCGGTTCGGACGGTGGCTCGCGAGCCCGCATCGGGGCCACGCTCTACGCCTCCCGCTTCTATGCCGGCGTGGCGCTCCTGGGTTCCTGGGCGCAGCTCATCTCGATCAAGGTGGGCACGGTCACGGCCACGCTCGACGACGTGACCGTGGCCATCGATCACGTGCCCACCCTGCAGAACTCCGACATCACGGTGACCCTGGTATGAGACCCCACCTGATCTTCGCCACGGCGATCCTGTTCGGCGCGGTGTTCTGCGCCGCGGAGGGACGCGCCCAGTCGAGTCCGGGCTTCTACAATGGGCAGGTCCCGACCGCGGGGCAGTGGAACGCCGCTTTCGCTGGCAAACAGGACTACAATCCGAATTTCTTCGCGACGGCCTACACCTGGACGGCGCCGCAGACCTGGAGCGCCCAGGCGATCTTCAATGGCCACGTGTCATTCGGGGCGGCGAGTTCTCCGGTAGTGTCCGCCTGCGGGACGTCGCCGAGTATCGTCGGCTCCGACAATGCGGGCGAGGTGACCACCGGCACGGGCTCTCCGACGAGCTGCACGATCACCTTTACCGCCGCCTACGCCGTGCAGCCTATCTGCATCGTGCGCGACCGCACCGCGACGACCACCATCAACAGCTACACGATCAGCACCACGGCGCTTGTGGTGACCACCAGCGCCGCCAGCAGCCAGAAGCTGGACTACATCTGCGTCGGGGCCTGAATCGATGCCCGGCATCGGTTCCTTCGTCGTCGGCCAGAGCGCGCTGGGGTCCGACCCCTTCGACTGGCGACAGACGATCATCAGCCAGTACGCCAACAGCCCCACCATCCTGGCGTTGATCGAGACCTTCGACGAGTGCATCGATCCGACCACCGACATCGACAATTTCTTCGACACCGTCTTCAATGTCGACACCGCGGTGGGCTTCGGCCTCGACATCTGGGGCCGGATCGTTGGCGTCGGCCGCGTATTCCCAATCTCCAACACCATCTACTTCGGCTTCGAGGGTACGGACAACGTCGGCTGGAACCAAGGCGTCTGGTGGGACGGCGTCGCCGGGACCACCAACTTCGCCCTGGCCGATACGCCCTACCGCCGGCTGATCCTGGCCAAGGCCATGAGCAACATCACGGACGGCTCGATCCCCTCGATCAACGCCATCCTGCGACAGCTCTTCTCCGGACGCGGCAACGCCTACGTCCAGGACAACGCCAACATGACCATGACCTACACGTTCGATTTCGCCCTTGATCCGGTGGACCGCACCATCGTGGTGAATTCTGGCGTCCTTCCGCACCCTACGGGTGTGACCGTCAATGTGGTGTCCGCCTGATGCAAGACACGGATGTCCCCGCCAAGTTCAACATCCCCTGGGGCTACGCGGCCGGACCCTCCTATATCCGGGTCGTCCCGCAGGCGTCGCAGATCAGCGTGCAGGCCGGCGCCGCCAGCCTCACGGACGGCTTCCCGCCGTTGACGTTCACGCCGGAGGCCTCCGGCGGCGTGCCACCCTTCGGCCAGGACACCAACGGCATCCTCAACCAGATCACCGCGTGGCTGCGGTGGCTGGCCGGCGGCGGCGATCCGCCGGTCTACGATTCCACCTTCCAGTCGGCCATCGGCGGCTACCGCAAGGGGGCCGTGGTCAGCTCGGCCACCACCTTCGGCCATTACTGGATGTCGCTGATCGACAACAACACCTCCAATCCGGACACCGGCGGCGCCAACTGGGCCGCCTGGGGGCCCGGTGCGACGGAGTACGTGGTCGACACCGGCGCCGCCAACGCGCTCGTGGTGACGCCGCAGACGGCGCTGACGGCCTACGTCAACGGCGTGGAGTTCCTGGTCGATCCCGCCCACGCCAACACTGGTGCTGCGACCATCAATGTCTCCGGTCTCGGAGCCGTTCCCATCGTCCATGTGGACGGCACGGCGCTGATCGCGGGTGAAATCCAGGTCAATCAGCTCATTCGGGTGGCCTACTTCGGCAGCTCCTTCCAGTACCTGAACGCGCCCTACGCATTGACGCAGTCGCCGCTGAACAATTCCACGAAGCCGGCCTCGACGGCCTACGTGGACGCCGCGGTCACGTCGCAGGACAATTTCGCCGGCAACCTCGTCGGCCTGATCACCTCCAACACGCCGAGCTTCACGACGACGCGGATCACGGTCGCGACGGGCATGTGCCGCGACAGCACCAACGCGATCAACCTGTCGCTTGCCGCGCCGATCAGCAAGAGCATCACGGCGGCGTGGTCGGCCGGGACCGGAAATGGTGGCCGCGACAGCGCCTGGGCTTCGCTCTCGAATGGCCAGACGGGCTACACCTTCCTGATCTTCAATCCGACCACGGTCGCCTACGACGTCCTCTTCAGCCAGTCGCCGACGTCGCCGAGTCTGCCCGCCGGGTACACCTACTTCCGGCGCGTGAACTCCTTCCTCCTGGAGTCAGCATCGACCAATCTCAAGCAGTTCATCCAGGTCGGGGACTGGTTCGAATTCGTGGTCCGCAGCACGGACTACGCCAACACCAGCAACGGCGGCCTCGTCAGTTACCTGCGCTCGATCAGCGTCCCCATCGGGGTGAAGTGCAAGGCCAAGATTTACTTCCAGTCGAACGGGACCATCGACAACAACCCCTACCTCTCGGGCGTCTACGATCCGGACCTCGGCACGCCACCGGCCTTCGGGGTGGGCACGCAGTGGGCGCAGGTTCGGCGCACCGCGGCCAGCACGCCGGGCGGCACGCAGTACGCCTATGGCACGGTTGTGCTGGAACAATGGACCGATAACAGCGGCCACATCTACACCGCCAGTAGCGACACCGCCGACGTCATCGCGCTCGGCGTCCTGGCCTACCAGGACATCACCCTTAACCGGTACTTCTGATGGCGCTCGTCCGGCCGCCCATGACGTGGGCCATGACCGGATCGTCACTGACGACCGGCAGGCTCTCCACGGACTGGGTCCCGACCCTCACCTATCAGGCGCAGACCTTCCCCGAGTGCAAGGGGCCGGTCTTCATCTACAACATGGGCCACGGGAGCTGGACCAGCCTGGACATCCTGGCCAACATTCCGGAGCTGACCGCGGCCAATCCCACCCACGTCTTTCTGGAGACCGGGAGCATCAACGACTGCGTGGACTTCGGAAGCGGCCCGGCCGTCAGCCTCTCGACGCACAACGTCAATGTCACGTCGATGGTCTCGCAGCTCCGTGCGCGGAATCCCGGCGTCGTGATCATCATCGTGACGATGAGCAGCGTGTCGAGCTACCAGACGGCGCGCACGACGCTGCCCAACTACTACTCCGCCGACGTCTCCCTGGCCGGCAGCCTGGGTTGCCTGCTGCTCGACAACTACACCGGCACGGTCACCGTGCCCGGCGGCTGGCCAAAGCCCCTGAACGGCATGTTGACCAACGGCAACCTGCCGCAGCAGTATCCCACCCCGAGTGGGTTCACGCTGTGGTCGCCGACGCCGCAGTTCGACCCGGCCGCCCTGGGTCCGGGTCTGGTGATGGGCAACGCCAATCAGGTCCTGACCAGTACGGCGACGTTCGGAACGTTCTCCACCGCCCGGGGCGTGCTGGCGCAGAACAGTGGCAAGCTCTACCAGGAATTCATGACCACGGCCACGGTCAACAAGGGTTACCTGTTCGGAGCCTGTACGGCGTCGGCGACCTTGAGCAATTACCTGGGCAGCGACAACTTCGGCTACGGCTACTACGGCTTCGATGGCAGCGTGCAGCATGGCGGCTCCGGCGTCGCCTTCTACAACACGTACCTGCCCGGCGACCTGATCGGTGCGGCGTGGGACTTCGGTCTGGGCAAGCTCTGGTTCGCCAAGAACGGGGTGTGGCAGGGCGGCGGCAACCCGGCCACGGGCAGCGGCGGCGTCACCCTCTCGCCGGGGACCTATTACCTCGCCGCGACTCTCCTGGCCGGTGACGCCGTGGAGATGATACCGCTCCTTGGCGACGGGCTGCACCCGGTGGCCAGCGCCGTGAACACCTACTTCTATCCGAACATCGTCGTCCTGATGCGTCAGCTCATGGCCACGTTCTGGCCCTAAGCCCCAGAGGAATTCCCATGCTCCTGAAGTCCTGGGGCGCCGCTCTGGCGCTCTCCCTCGCGTTCATGTCCGGAGTCGTGCAGGCCCAGGTCGTGCTGCCCGGCGGCGTGACTACCCCCGGCGGCCAGCCGGTGGGCGTCGTGCCCATGGCCATCATCAATCCGAATGACGGCGCGACCTGCATCGTCGGCAATACCGGATGTCCGAGCATCGGGGGCGGCACCGGCGGCACGGTGACCGTAACCAACGCCTTCAACCTTGAGACGACGCAGGTCAGCGTCAACCAGCATCTCGCTAACATCGAGACGGGCCTGTCGTCGCCGCCCTCGGTGCAGGGCGTCGCGGCGCAGGGCAGTTCCGACACCGACATCCCGCTCAATGACGGCTGCCGCGCCGCCAGCACCGCGCCCACGGCGGTGGCTGACGGTCAGAAGGTGGTGCGCCTGTGCTCGCTGGACGGGCGCGCCGTCACGCTGCCGTACAGCATCAAGGAACTCATGGTCCGCGGCAGCGTGACCGTGACCAACGCCGCGAGCACCATCCTGGCCGCGCCGGGCGCGTCGCTGAACCTCTACGTCACCGCCGCGCAATGCACCAACTCTTCGGCTACGGGCGTGACGCTGACCTTCAATGACAGCGCCAGCACCATCCTCTATGTGCCCCCCGGCGGCGGTTTCGGCTTCACCTTCCCTACGCCGCTGGTGTCGAATGCGACGAACACGGCCTTCACCGCGACGGGGGACACCACCCAGACGACGGTGAAGTGCGCGGCCCAGGGCTACAAGGGGAACTGATCCGTGCGTCAAGTCCGCAGCCTGATCGCAGCGCTGTGCTGCACGGCGCTGACCGCCGCGCCCGCGCTGGCGGCGCCGGCCGTGGTCGGCAATGCCAACATCGGCTCCCACTTCCAGGCGTCCGGCGTCTCGACGTCGAACGTCATCACCACCACGACGGATGCTCCCGTTGGTTCGCTGATCTTCATGGCCACCGGTTTCTCCGGGACCCAGACGATCAGCAGCGTCACGGACAGCGCGGGCAATCCGTACACCGCTGAGAACTCGATCCAACTCGGATCGAAGCGGGACGCCTTCTATTGGTCGGACAACACGGCCACGGACCTGCCGGCGCCTGCCACGGCCACGGGCAGCATCACCACCACCACGGTCACCTTCACCACCAATCCGGGGACGCTCGGCGTCGGGCAGGCGATCACCGGCACGGGCGTCACGGCGAGCACCCAGATCACCGGCGGCATCAGCCAGTGGAACGGGACCAGCGCCTCGGCCACGGTGAACAACTCTCAGACGGTCGGCAGCGAGACGCTGACGATCTCCAGCACCATCACCACCACCTTCGGCGCCTCCAACGCCACCATGGGTGCGATGGCGTGGCTGATCTCCGGCGCACCCACGGCCAGTCCAATCGAGACCACCGGCCGCGCCCAGGCCAGCGGGACCTCGTCGGCCGGGACCAACGCCAACGCGCTGGTGACGGTGAACGCCGCCGCCGGCTCGTTGGTGCTGGCCTGCGTCCACATCTCGGGGGCCAATACCTCGGACAGCTACACCGAGGACGCCACGGTCACCAACATCGCTCCGCGACTGCTCAGCTCCGGGAACCTGGGATTCTACTGCGTCTCCTGGCTCGCCACCGGGGTATCCAAGACCTGGACGCCGACCTGGACCAATTCCCGGACCTGGACCTCGTGGTCCACGGCGGTGAAGTCGACGGGCGGGACCGCGAGCGTGTGCCTGTTGATGATGACTGGAGTCGGAAAATGCTGAGGAACCTGCTCGCTACGACCGCCGTGCTGGGCGCCATGGCCGTGGCGCTGCCGGCGTGCGCCGCCACCTCGCGTCCGCTCATCTACATCCGGCCGCAGTCCGCGCTGCCCGCGAACCAGACCCTCAACATAGGCGCGAAGACACTTGCGGGCTTCGGCGGCGGCAACAGCGGCAGCGCCGGGGGCTCGTTCCCCTTCATGAATATCACCTACAGCGGGACGCACGCCTCCTCCCTGGTGTTCCAGGACAGCCTGGGCAAGGTGAGCCAGGACAACCTGCTCAAGTTCGACAGCCACAATAGTGTCGTGCCAAACGGGACCTATGGCGGACCTGCGCCGGGCGTCGTCACCAAGACCTACCCCATCACGGACCAGAACGGGGCCACCGGCAACCTGAATGTGGTGGCCGTCCCCCTCCGCTTCGACGTGACCAACATCGATCCCACGGCCTCCGCCACCGGCTCGATCACCACCACCACCGTCACGTTCACCACCAACCCCGGCGTGCTGGTGGTCGGGCAGTACGTGAACGGCAGCGGGGTCACCGCGGCGACGCAGATCACCGGCAGCATCAGCCAGTGGAACGGCACGAACGCGACGGCGACCGTCAATAAGTCGCAGACCGTTGGGACGCGCACGCTCTGGGTCTCGGACGGCGACAATCCGGACACTGCGAGCTGCACCGCCACTTGCGGGACCATGGTCACCCAACTGCGCACCGTGCTGGAGAAGACCGCGGCGGGCGGTGGCCCTGCGGTGGGCGACAGCGTCTACCTGCGCTGCGGCGCCGTGATCAACCCGCCTGTCTGGGACCGTGTCAGCGGCACGACGGGCATCCTGACGCCCGGCGACCTGCGCATCGCCCGTCCGCAGGACACGGCGCTGGAGAACGCTTTCCTGAAGGGCAATGCCGGCGGACCCTGGACCGCCATCACGGCTCCGGACAACATCTGGATCAAGATCACGACGGACGCGTGCCCCAGCACGAAGGCGCCGACGCCCACGATCCGTCATGCCCAGATCAACGGTACGAACGAGGTGGTGCAGGGCTTCTCCTTCGAGGGCCTGAATTTCCAGCTCGACAACAATGGCACCAACGGCTTTGCTGTCGGGAGCGCGAATTCGGCAGAACTGGTCCTTGGGACCGGCAGCACGCAGCAGGCCTTCGTCCGGGTCGCGAACAACACCTTCCAGGGCAACTCGCCCAACACGGGGCAGCGTGGGCAACAGGGCATCTGGTCCACGACCGTCGTGGGCAACGGCACGTCCAACTGCTCCTTCGCCAACATCACGTACCACGACAACACGGGCGGCCCGACGCTGGGTTCCGGCGCAGCTGCCACGGCTCAGATTTCCGGGGGTGTGATCACCGGCTGGAAGCAGGATTCCTTCGGCATTGGTTACGACTACAAGAACAGTGGGACGCCGGGCTTGCCGCCGGCTGGCGGCGCCGGGACCTGGGCCACGATCTCCTCCGACTGCTCGACGACGCCGACCGCGACTCCCAACATGAATGGCCTCGATCTGGCCATCGGCATCCTCGGGCAGGCCGGCACGGGACTGGGCAGCCGTGAACTCTACATCCACGACAACATGTTCACGAACCTGTTCAACGGCATGGTCCTGACCGGCAACCAGACCGGGGTGACCTACAGCGTCGCCACGAACTTCTGGTTGGTCGGTAACACCTGTGACTCGATCTGGAACATCTGCCGGCAGATCACCAACGCGGCCCCGGTCTACTCCGAGTGGAACTTCACGAAGAACTTCAAGTACGCGATGGGCTCGTTCCATAACGACGACGAGCTGCGCCAGTACCAGGGCATGGTTGCCGGGGCCACTTACCCGTTTGGCGTCCAGAACTACAACATCGCAGTCCGCGGCCAGGGTCTGACCGGTTGGACGGACATGGCCGGCAACTTCAACTCCACTCCGCCCAGCGCTGGCCCGATAATCCTGACCGGCTGCACGGCCGAGGGCAACATCTACGTTGGGACCTTTGCCAACGCCCTGACCTTCCTCGACTGCGACAACTCCGCCCTCGCGGCCTTCAATACGCTGGTCTGGGACCCGGCGGCGAACATCACCAAGCCGAATGAGAATGGCACAGCGACCCAGTCCAACGCGCCGATCATCAACAAGTATCAGGCGAGCACCACGTTCAACGGCACGTCCACGTACAACGCGGTCGCCGGGGTCAATGCCGTGTGGACGGGCGGCTCTCCGACTGTCACGTGCAACGTGGCCAGCCTGGGCCTGGGGACCAGCTCACAGAGCGCCGCCGCCTACGCCGCGCCGCCCTCTGACTTCACGACGCTGCAGACGGTGGCCCAGGTGCAGGCGGCGTTCCAGCCCAAGACCGGGGGCACCCTCACCCCGGCGCAAACGGGGTGCGCCTACTACACCGGCACCGGCGGCTACTTCGACTACGTCCACCGGGTGGCCAGCCCGCCATTCTAACGGCGTCGGTCTATCACCACTGGCGCGCAACCTTCGGTCCGCACGCCAGCGATCCTGGCTCCTTTGACTTCAGGCCCTACGTAGACTCCAGCGCAGGGCGGCTTACGGATCGTCTCATGGCATGTCCAGTCCCCGATCAGGGTGTTACCCCACACGGTCTGGCGCTTCTGGCTCTGGGAATCAGGAACGGTTGCGACCCAAGGACCCGGAATTCTGTCGAGGTCCACTCCCCCGGAAAATTCCAGATTGTCGGCTGCCCCCTCGCGACCATCGGTTTGCAGGATCAGGGAATGGCCGCCCGGTGCGGTGCAGATCAACTTTGCGGGATACGGCGGTGTCGTGATCGAAGCTGCGACCAGAAGAGCGACGATCAAGGCCGTCGCTCCAGCGCCTGCCGCAGCTTGCGCTCTCCGTAGGTGTCGGGATCGTGGTGTTCGATGACAGGCTTCTGTCGCTGCCACAGGGCATGACACCCGAATGCGGCCAATCCGAGATACGTGAACAGCGGTATCAGGATGATCTTCATCGCGCGATCTCCTCCATTGTGCGCGACCTCCCCATACCACAGCCTGAAGTAAAAAGAAACAAAGCAGTCATCGCGGGGGCGTCATTGAACACCAACATGCCGAGCTTGGAGACGGTTGGCGGCTGGGTGGCCGTCATCCTCGGGTCCAGTGGCCTGGGGGCGGTGGTCAACCACTGGTCCCAGCGGCACAAGACCAAGGCCATGGAGCCTGCCGAGCTGATCCGCGCCATCGGCGAGGCCAGCGAGACCATGACCGGCGCCGGTTCCACGCTGATGAAGGCCTTCGTGGAGGAGTTCAAGTTCCTCCGCAAGCGCATCGACGAACTGGAGGAGGACCTGCGGACCTCCAAGACCGGTCACCAGGAGTGCGAGGCGCAGCTACGCGTGGTGCGCCTTGAGATCGAGGAACTGATGCGGGGCCGCGTCGCCGGCTACGGCGAGGTCGCCCCCAAGGGAGATGGAATATGAGCGAGGCCCCCACGCCGCCGGTCACGGCGGCCGATCCCCCCAAGCCCGACACCTGGGGTCAACTGGTCACCGCCGTGGCCATCGTCCTGGCCCTCTGGACCATCGCCCTCGGACTCGTGATCGTGATCGGCATCCTTCTGGTCAACGCCGTCATGTCCAAGGACGCCGACGTCGCCAAGACCATGGCCGTGGCCGGAATTGTCATGGGGACCATCGGTACGGTGGTGGGTACGCTGGGGTCGGCTCTGCAGGCCCCCAGCGGCATCGGCAACGTTGTGCGCGCCGTGACCGGCGGCGCACCCAGGCCATAACCCGGCGGACGCGGCCAGGAGTGTCGCCGCGAAAACGGTTCCTGCGGGCCTCAGGCCGCCTCCGGGCCCGCAATCCCCTGTCCGTGCGAGGTCCCATGACGGACGACGATTTGCTTGCGACCTGCATCGCCGACGAGGCTGGCGGCGAGCCCTACGAGGGCAAGGTGGCCGTGGCCATCGTGCTCCTCAACCGTATGGCGCTCCGCTATCAGAGCGATGGCACGGCTCCCGGCACGGTGTTGAGGAAGGACCAGTTCTCGGGCTTCTGGTTCGAAATGATCAACGGTGTCTACACCCGCGTCTGCTACACGTCCGAGGACGCCCAGGCGCGCGCCGAGGAGAAGTTCGCCCGGTACTCGTTCCAGTCGATCTGGCCCGACTGCAAGCGCGCCATCGTCGATGCCCGGATTTGGGGTGCGCAGCAGAACGGCCAGCATGATTCCGTTCTCAGCTTCAATCCCGGCCCTGCCTTCGCGGGCCTGACCCCATCGACCGTCCTCTATTTGAATCCCAGGATCAGTCGCGCCCCATGGGCCACGCCTGACAAGCAGGACGCGGTGATCTTTAACCACACCTTCTTCCATGCCTGAGACAATTTGCTTTATTTCTTTCATTTGAACCCTGACCGATCTTGGGGCACAGTGGCGGTTCCAGCCCGGCCATCGGGGACGGGCCAGGGAGACAATCCATGAGCATCGTATCGAAGGCCATCCGGGACGTGCTGTCCGGCGTGCCGCTCGCCAAAGTCTGGGACGACGCCTCCACGTCGTTCGAGAACTTCGTCACACAGATCGGCAACAAGAGCCAGATCGCCGCCACCGCCATCGCGCAGACCGAGGCTGTGGTCAAACAGGGCCTCAGCGACGCCATCTCGGTGGCCGATTCGGCGCTGGGCCAGCACGCCGCCGATGTGGCCAAGATCGTCGAGGACGGCCTTGACGCGGCCCTGGCCGGGGCGACTGGCGGCGCATCGATCCCATACAACGCGATCATCGACGCCGGCATCGAGGACCTCGCCGGCATCGTCGTCACCGCGGCCCATGCCTGGGCGGCGAAGGTCAAGGCCAGTCTGATCAATGCGCCGGTCATCGCCGCCCCTCAGCAGCAGGCACAGCAACAGCAGCAGAACTGACGCCTGCGACATGCACGAGCTGCACGTCCATCACCACTTCCACCGTGAGGGGCAACCGCCGCCCTCCTTCGATGTGGACATCCTGGCGGCGATCAAAGGACTGAGAGAAGACATGGGTAAGCTGCAAGACTCGATCGCGGCCTTCAATGCCGCTGATGGCGAGCTGACGAACGTCGTCAATGACCTGATGACCCGATTCCTGGCCGAGCTGGCCGCCGAGCCGCAGAAGATCGCCGACGCGGTCTCCAAGGCCCTGGCCGATGCGGGCGCGAGCGACGAACAGTCTGCCGCTGCGGTGGACGCCGCCACGGCCCAGACCCAGGCCCTTCTGGCCAAGGTCAAGGCCGCGTTGGACCCGAGCCACAACGTCGGGGCCGGGACTGACACCACCACGGCCACGGTCGCCGAGACGACCCAGGACGCCGGCGCCGCCGAGGCCTCGACGGTGAGCGGCGGCGCGGGGGACGACAGCATCGAAGCCGGCGCCGGCGAACCCGCCGCTCCGGCCACCGCGGCCGAGGACGGGTCCCAGACCCAGGTCTCGTGATCATTCCCGTTCGAGGGATGGAAGGGCCAGGGGTCGCGCGCGAGCGCGGCCCCTTCTTCATGGAGGAGCCCATGAGTTTCATCGCCCGCAAGGCGGCGTTCGTCGCCGGCTTCGTCTGGGGCCTGATCCATGGATAGGATCATCACCCTGCTGTGCGCCCTGGTCCTGGCGGCCGGGGCCATGGCCGCCTGGGACCGGCATCCGCCGCTCTCGCTGCCCGTGCTGCCGTTCTGGCATGTTGCCCTGCCGCCCAGCCTCGCGCAGCAGCGCGACGACGCCCTGGCCGCCATGGGACGGGCCCGCAATGAACAGGTGACCTGTCTGGCCTCCCTGGGCCAGCAAAATATGGAGATCGAGTCGCTCAGCCGTTACGGCGACGAGATCACCGCCAAGAGCACCGCCGCCCTCGCCAGAGCCGCGGATGAGAACGAGCGCCTGCGCGCCGCCAGCGCTCACGTCGCCCAGTGGCGTCCCCAGGACGGCCAGGATCAGTGCGGCGCCTGGGGCAGTGCGGACGCCGCCGTCACGGAGGCCCTGAAGTGAAGCTCATCGTCCTGTTCCTCGCCGCCGGCCTCCTGACGGCCTGCGCGGGGCCCCAGAAGCCCGAGACCCACGTGGTCTACCAGACGGTAGACAGACCCGTACCGGTGTCCTGCGTGCCATCCGGTCTTAAACCGAAGCCGGAAGGCCTGCTCACCAGGGAGCAGGCCGAGGAGATGGATGGACCCCACCGATACGTGGCCATCGTGGCCGACTGGGCGCTCCGCGTCGCCCGCATGAATGACACCGAGCCGGTCATCGAGGCCTGCCGCTCTGTCCCGAGATAGCGCGTCCCAGTCCTTCGCGCTCCACCTGGGCCCCGGTTCACGCCGGGGCCCTTTTTCGTTTCAGGGGCGCTTGGCCCTGATCTCCTCCGGCGTCAGCACACGCGGGTCATCGTGGTCCAGGCTCTCGATGATGGGGTGATCCATGCGGTGTCGAGCCCTGGCGGCCGAGTAGCGGACGTTCAACGTCGCGGCGCGCTCGGCGCCGCAGAAGGGTACGTCCGACAGCGGCTTCAGCCTCAGGCGCTTCTCCTCCTCGGGAAAGTAGATGCGCGCTCCCATCAGGCGTACTCCGACGGAAGTGGGGCCATCCCCATCAGGCGTACTCCGACGGAAGTGGGGCCATGGCCTCGCCCGGCAGCATCTTGCGGTACTGCCGCCAGCCGGTGAGGTTGCCGTGCTCCTCGGGACGGTTCCACAGTTCGCTTCCGCACTCCGGGCATTCGATGTGATCCGCGATAGGCATATGCGTGTCGGGCGTCGCCTGATGCTCGGCCGGGCTGGCATGGACCGGGCTGGCCGCCAGGAGCTTGTCGTACAACTCCAGGTCCTCCTCGACGGTGGATACCTTCCCGGTCTTGAACGACAGCCGCGAGACGCGGGCGCAGCGGGCGACCGAGACCTTGATGGCGGCATGTTCAATGCTGACGGCGTTGGCCAACGGGATGTCCAGCGCCCAGAGGTCCTCGTGGTTGATGTATGGCAGATGCCATTCGCCCGGATAGCGAAGTCCCGGCGTGCTGGATAGGTAGGCGCGCCACATGACATCGGCCAGGGCTCTGATCTCCGGCTGGGCCTCCTTGTCGAGGCGCAGGCCGAAGAAGTTCATGAACTCGGTCGCGGTCACCACCACGTTGATGTGCTGGTAGGGCATCAGCACCCGGTTCACGAACTGCTTGTGGGCGTCGACCGCGGCCATGGCCCTGGCGGCGCCGAGGGCCGACTGCATCCCGTTGTTCCAGGCCCGCTTGGCCACGGCCAGGGCGCTTCCGGTCAGCTCCTCCCTGGCGCTCATGCCGGGGACGTTGCGGCCCCAGTGGATCGGGTAGACCGGATCGCGATCCACGTCCTCGATCATGGCCTTCACCGGGATGGCCCGCGCCGAGGAGGCGTTGCGACTGAACACCCGGTGGGTCAGTAGCTCGTCGTGGATGAAGCGTGGGTAGCGGAGCTGGAAGGTGGTCAGGCGGTCGCACCGCGGACTGATGCTGTCCAGGACGACGCTGGCGGTGATGGTCATTCAGTCATGCTCCGCGGTCAGGAGATCGATGTCGTTGGCGAGCGCCACCAGCTTCGGGAAGAGTCTCTCGTAGAGCCTGAGGCGCTCGCGGTCGGAGGCCTTCTCAAGCCGCCCGGAGACCTCCTCGTAGGTGGTGAACCTGTGGCTGCACTGCGAGCACTCCCGGCGGCGCCGGACGCTGCCGTCCACGTCCTGCCGGGAATCCTTGACGTTGGTCCGGGCGTCGCACTTCGGACAGGCGAAGCCGTTGGCCGAGGAGGGGCCGGCCACTAGGACGACCGGGCCAGGATGGCCTCCAGAGTCTGCACCCTGGACTCCAGGTCCTCGGCCCACCGCCGGCAGAGGTCGCGCACGCCGGCCGGATAAGCGTCGCCGCCCTCGGCGATCTCGGCGCAGACGTCCATCAGCGCCGCCGCGGCGTCGGATACGTCAGTCCGGATGTGATCCCTGGCCAGGGCCCTGGCCTCGGCCTGCAGGCGGCGGATGCGTTCGCCCACCGTCTCCGGCTTCGTGGGCGGCAGCCCGATGATGGTCTGGTGCTGAGGTTCGACGCTCATGCCGCGGCCACGTACTTGTTGGCCTCGGGCGTGGCGTCCAGGAAGGCCTGGGCGGTGATCGCGCTTCCGTCGAAGAGGTCGTAGATCGCCCACACCGAGGGCCCCAGCACTCGGCCCGAGGTGGCGGGACGGTGCTCCAGCCAGTAGACGGTTTTGTCGTGCATCCGGGCCCATTCGATCTCACGGGTGGTGCTCTCGCCGTAGTAGCCGTCCACGTTGAGAACGACGATGGCGTCGGAGTGATTGATCTTGTCCTGGTGGACGAGGTCGAAGCGGCGCTTCTCCTCCTCGGAGGCATCGCCCTCCATGCGGCAGATCGTGTAGACGGTGTGCCCGGCCTTGGTCAGGATGACGTCCCAGTCCCGGAACGCCTGCCCGAACCGCGTCGAGCCGCAGAGCGTGATCTTCATGATGCCTTCCTGATGTCTGAGTCCGTTGACGCCGTCACGATCCATCTCTCGGTCTGATAGTAGATCGTGTCGCCAACCCTGATTCCTGTGGGCACGTAGATTGTGCGGATCGTGGGAGAGGCCAGCGAAGAAATCGCCGGCAACAGCGGCGCAGCCACGGCGCCGGCCAGGAGACCGAACAGTCCTCTTTGAGTGGTCATGTCACGGTCCCTGCAACGCGTCCCAGAAGCGCCGGCCCAGGGCCACGTGGCCCGCGGCGGTGTAGTGCAGGCTGTCGGGCTGCAGCGGCAGGTCCTTGGTTGTGAAGCCCGGCGAATTGGCCGGGTCATCGGTGGAGACGTCCCATTGCGCCAGCCGCACGGTCTGCACGTAGGTGGTCAGCGGCGCATTGATGCGGCCGACGCCCACCCTGTTCACCGACCAGCCCACGGTGGGGTCCCGGACGTGGGCCAGGAAGTCCCGCAGGTTGGTGTTGTAGTTGTCGGCCGCGGTCTGGTCGGTTGCGTCCTGCTCGCCCTGCATCCACATGCAGAAGTCGTAGGCCGTGAAGGCGTACTGGCCGCCGGCCAGCGCCGCCATGGCCGCCTGGGTGGTGTCGTGGGCGGTCTTGAACAATTCCGCCGTGCTCTCCGGCGACCAGTCCAGGACGCCCACGCCGTCATTCCTGGCGAGGCCCGTGGAGCCCTTCACACAGCCGGCCTTGACGATCCAGAGCGAGTCGCTCGACGACACGTTCTTGGACTTCCATTGGTTGGCGAACTCCACCTCCGGACCCCAGACGCCGGGGTTGGCCAGCGTGCCGGTGTTGGAGCCGGGCAGCATGTAGTTCCAGGCGTCCGGGACGCCGTCGCCGTTGGTGTCGCACCAAATCTGGACGCGGGCGTCGGGCGTGTAGGGCGCCGGGCCGGTGTTCAGGAAGCCGAGGGCGTTGGACTGTCCCGCGACGATCACGCGCATCATGGCCATCAGGCGATCTCCCTGGCGTCCTGGTCGATCTCATCCTCGACCAGCGAGGTGTCGCCGTCGTCCAGGGGCGCGAACAGCGAGATACAGTAGCCGACGCGGTGACCGCTGGACATGACGGCGGGACGCTCGCGCAGCGCCACGGCCCGGTCACAGGCGTCGATGGGGCAGACGCCATGGCTCCAGACGTCGACCCTCTCCACGAAGTAGATCGCGCCCTGGGTGACGTCATGGCGCGTCACATGACCCATGGACTTCCAGGTCCGGACGCAGCGCACGCACATGCCGGGACCGATGGGCTTGGCCATCAGTGACCTCCGCCGAGGATCAGCGCGGCGCCCAGGGTGAACAGGGCCACGGCCCAGGTGAAGTCCATCAATGCCCGCATGTCAGCCTCCTCCGATTGCGCAGCCATGCTGCACCATAGCGAGACAAAAAGAAAGTGATTTCCTACGTGACCGGTCGCCGCGCCTCGTCGGAAACCGGAATCCACTGACCGCTTCTGAAGTCGATGTGACCATTCATGATAGCCAGCCGCTCGATGTGATGTAGCCGCCGCTTTGGACAGTGCGTCGTCAGGCTGGCCTCCAGGCCGTTACAGACGAGACAGAATCGTTCGCCCCGAACCATCGCCCGCGGGAAGGAGTGGAACGGCCAGTCGATCACTTCAGCAGTCATTGACCTGCAGCTCCGCGCCATGACGCGCCACCTCGGCGGCGAACCGGTCCTCGTAGTGCTCGGCGATGGGGCCGGCGCCGTGTCCGACTACGATCTCGTGGCCGCAGTCCGGGCACGCCCAGAGGTCCGAGTTCCAGAGCTTGTAGGGCGTCCAGGCGTCCGGGCAGCGCAGGCCGCGCACGTTCTCGTCGCGCTCGACGCGGACGGCGCCGCCGTGGGGCTTGCCCTCGATCCAGGCGAAGCCGTTCTGCTTGGGTCGGTAGAAGCACCGGCACTTCACGCACACGGGTTTCGGCATCATTTCCCTCCCTTCAGTTCCACGGCCCTTCCGCCGCCGTTGTGGATCAGCCAGCGCCGGCCACCCTTCCTGGCCTTCAGGATGACATCCTTGCCGTCAAAAATGTTAGGCGTCGGCGCTTTGGTCTTTGCGACGTCCACATGGACGATTTCGTCATGGATCACAGAGCCGCGCGACACGCGGCGGGGTTCAGGCTTGGACTTCGGCACGTTGCGCCTCCCGCTTGGCGAGGTAGTCGCAGCGGGCCTTGGCCAGGGACAGGCCGTCCGGGGTCCTGGGGTAGGCGCTGTCGCCGGTCGAGTGCGTGCCGCCGGGAGCCGGACGGTAGACCGCGTAGCAGGGCTCGCCGGTCAGGGTCTTGTCGCGGGCGACCCAGTAGGCGCCGTTCTCGTGCATGATGTCGGTTTCCCTCATGCAAGTTCCTCTCGAAGCTTGATCATCTGGACCCGGCCGGCATTGTGGCCTTGCGACCAAGCCAGCTTCTCCTGTGGGCGGTCGGCGCTGAAGGGATTGGAGCCGTAGGGCTTGCCCTCCACTCCTGCCGCGTGACCCATATCATTGGCGCGCTCGATTTGGCGCTGGGTGGGCTGGTTCATGCCGCCTCCTTCCGTTCCTCGATCTTCGCGGCCTCTGCCGCCTTCGTCTTGGCCGCCTTCGCCTTGGGCTCGACCCTGAGCAGCGCGCCCAGGCCCTGCCGCCGCATCCGCTTCTTCAGCAGTTCCGCGGGATCGGGCCGCCCGGCCGCCCGGTCCTCGGCGATGATCCTGTCCAGCTCCAAGCATAGCTCCGTCAGCGCGATCTTGCCGATGGGGTCGCCCTTCAGGTGGCGGCCCCGCCGCCACGCGAGGAGCTGGAGCATCAGGGGCGCGCCCCGCTTCAGCATCCGGTTGTTCCAGGCCCGCTTGTGTTCGGCGCAACAGAACACCGCGAGGGGGTGGGCGGGTTCGTGCTGGACGCCGCACTCGGGACAGATTTCCTTGGCCATCAGTGATACCCCCACCCAAGAACCTCGCCCTGGTGGCCGTAGCTCACCCAGACGCCCCGAGCTTCCAATTCGACCTTCGCGGCCTCACCGTGCCAGTGGTAGAGGCCGGACTGGATGACTTTCAGAAGCTCTTCGACCTTGAGCCCCTTCATCCGTTCTTCGAGCTTTTCCATCGGTCTCTCCTTCCACCATCAGTCTTAGACCGATGCGCGGAAGGCGTCAATCACTTTCTTTCTTTTGCTCGGCGAGGTGCAGGTCCACCAGGGCCTCCAGCTCGGCCAGCATGATCCTGAGGTCCTGGACGCTCTCGCGGGCCCGGTAGGCCGCCAGCGCCTCTTCCCTTCCGAGGGAGAGCGCCTGGGCGACCAAGTCCAGGCGCACCTTGACCACCTCGCACTGGTGCATGGCGCGCGAGATCGTGGTGCGCGCCCGGCCCAGGTTTGACGACAGGTAGTCCTCTCGGGTCATCTCACCACCCGAACCGCTCGGCGCAGATCGGGCCGATGCCGCGCTCGATGCTCTCGGGGTTCGACAGCTCCCGGCCGCAGCAGGCGCACTGCCCGAACCGCTTGCCGTAGGCCACAGCGGCGGCCTCGGGATCGGCCGCCGCCGCGACGATCTCCGCGGCCCTGGCGTCGTCGCAGGTCCCGAAGGCCCGCATGAACTTGCCGTCCGCAACCTTGCCCAGGTAGTCACCGCCGACCGATTTGACGTAGATGGCGCCGGCGTTGCGCCCCGTGACCGGGGCCGGCGAGAACTTGAACTCGGCGAGCCGCAGCACCGGCCGCTTGATCCCGCTGGCCAGCGCCGCGCCGATGGCCTGGACGATCCGACTCACGTCGATGGCCGGCGCCGCGGCGGCCCGCGCCTCGCGCTCCTGGGCCCACTTGGCTTCCCGCTCGGCGTCGGCGCCCCGCAGCCGCTCGACCGTGGCAAGCTGGTTGTCGGTCAGGTGGCCGTACTTCCGCACCGCCTCCTGCATCGCGGCGGCGAAGCCGAACTTCGGGGCCTTGGCCACGATCCAGGCCCAGGCGGCCGGGTTGGTCTCCTGCCACGCCTGGGCGGCCTCGCCCTTCTTCCTGGCCACCCGGTCGCGGGCCTTGGCCCGGTCCTCGGACGAGGTCCGGTAGGTCACGAGGCCCTTGCCGCCGCAGGCGAAGCACGCCCGCGAGCGGTAGTAGCCCCACCGGCCCGTGCCATTGCACTTGCCGCAGCGCTCCTCAAAGGTGCGCGGCGCGGGCGTTCCGAAGTCGGCGATCTCGCGTTCCGCCGCGAAGTCGCCCTCAAGGTCCGACCACATGTCCATGACGTCTCCTTTCCTTCCGACGCCCATCATAGTGGGTCCAAAAGAAAAAGAAAGTGTTTTCTTCAGCGCAGAGGGAACTTCGCGCGGATCACGATCTCCTGGCCGTTGTCGAGCCTGACCCGCAGCCGCTCGTTCGGCATCCGCAGCGCCCGGATGGCGCGTCGCAGCTTGCCGGCGGTGACCCAGTGCCAGGGCCCCGGCCGCTTGCGGTCGCCGTAGACGTCCCAGCGGTAGAGGATTGGGGTTGGGATCATCAGTCGATCCTCAGCGCCGGGATCGCACCCTTGGCGTCATAGACGTAGCTCTGGCCGAAGCCGCCCTTGCCGATCCTGACCTGGACGTGCTCCGCCGAAGTCACGGGGTAGCAGCCGTACTCAGTGTCGCCGGACCAGACGATGATGGTGTCGTCGGGCATGTTGGCCCACGCCCGGCGCAGATCACCGAGGGTGAGGCCTTGGGTCTTGGTGATGTTACTCATCGAAGGTCCATTCCTTCATCAGCTTGGCGATCTCGGTCCGCACGGCCTCCTGACCGGGCCCGTTGGCCCTGTCCACGGCCTGCGGGTGGCCGGCGGGGATGAAGCGGTTGATCGCGTCCTCCAGCATCGCCCGCGCCCGCGCCGGGTGACCCACGAGGGCGTTGGCCTCGCACTTCCAGACGCCGAACCGCCGGATGTAGTCCTGGACGTAGGGCTTCCAATGGTCCGGGTGGCCCGGATCGGAAAGGTCCCGGCCGCCGCCGGTCTCCAGGTTGTCTATCCGCATCAGGCCCATGGCGTCGATCTGGGCCTCGGTGAGGCCCACGGGGACGACGTCGAAATCGGGATCGTACCAGTCGAGACCCTTGAGATTCAGGCACGAGCGGATGGTCCGCTCCAGGCCCGAGACGATGTGCAGGCCCTTGGGATCGTGGTCGCCGATGGCCAGGAGCACGCAGCGGCGCCCGGCCTCGGTGTGATCGCGGAAGCGCTTCAGCATCGCCAGCCGGGTGTGGATGTCGGTATCGCCCTTGCCGTTGGTGATGCGGACGTTGTAGCGGTCGGCCGTGGAGCTGAAGATTTGGACGAGGTCCTTCTTCTCCACGATCATTTCGACGTAGTAGTCCAGGGCGTCCCAGTAGCCCTGCTCGTTGAACGACCGCGCCCAGCTCCGGAGGTTGTCGCCGATGTCGTTGACGGCGTACTGGGCCCACTCCTCGGGCGTGGCGGTCGCCGCGTCGAAGTCATAGACCGTGGTCGCCATCCGTGAGGCGTCCGGCTCGATCACGTCGGGGTCCAGCTCGCCGTCCTTGCGCATGTCGGTCAGCAGCTTCTCGAAGCGGTCGAACTCGCCCTTTGTGATCAGCCCCAGGCCCTCGGCGTAGTAGGCCCAGCCCCGCGGACCGAAGCGGTAGCCGGTGTCCTGGGACATCTGCTCGATGGCCTCGGCCATGGCCATCCTGGCGGCCCGGCGTACCTCAATCGGCCCCGTGGTCGGCGGCATCTGGAAGGACATTCTCTAAACCCCCTTTGGTTCTTGGGAGACCCACTGCCGCCCGCCCTGTGTGTCGTTTGGGCCGGACAGAGCACACACTTTTCGCTTCGCCGGGCGTCCCCGGCTCGGGCAGTGGGTCACCCAAGAACCCCGGCCCGCGAGGGGCCGGGACTTGGCGTTTTTTCACGCCGGATTCATCGCTCCCACCTCCCCTCGTCTGATTGATCCGGCACAACATGCCTTCTGGCGCCGCCTCGGCCCGGCCACCGTTTTCGGCTCCGGGCTCTGGGCGGGTCGTCCGCTAGGGTGGAAGGATCAGGCCGCCAGCTTCATGATGTCGCCGGCCTTGCGCTCGATCTCCACCCGCTCGTCCTGGTACTCGATGGAACGAGCGTAGGCCGTGGCGCCGACCGTCACGTCCCAGAGGGTCTCGATGGGGCGGCCCTCCTCGACCTCGTGGGCGAGGCTGATGGCCTTGGCCTGGGAGCGGGTGAAGCGGTTGGCCAGGAACTCGCCGACCTTGTCCTCCAGCTTCTTGGCCTGGGCCTCCTTGATCACCTGCTGCAGGCCGATGGCCGAGGCCTCGGAGTAGCGCTCCAGGGCCGGGACGATCTGCTGCAGCCAACGGTCGGGGGCGCCGGAGGTGTGCCTGATCTTGACCTCCTTGAAGGCGTCGACCCCGTAGATCATGCGGTTGCGACAGACGTAGTCGAAAGTGAAGGCCGCGATCCCGAGGGTGGCGGACCCCACCTCGGAATTCCACACGAAGAAGCCGCGGGCCAGGGAGCCGGGCTCACCGTTGCGCCGGTTGGGGACCTCGATTCGGTTCTTCTCGTCGGCCAGGAAGACGAACATGTCGCGGTCGCCCGCGTAGAGGGTGGTGTTGGCCTTGGTCACCGGGACGTCGTGGCCGAATTCGCCGGGGACCTTGAACTTGCCCGTCAAGCCATCGCCGAACTGCTTGACGAGGGTGTCCACGATCTCCGCGTTCCAGACCCGGCCGTAGTTGGGGCCGGTGACCGCGGCGACGTCCGGGATGGCCAGCACTTGGGTGCGCCCCAGGAGCCCCAGCTCCTCGACGTCGCGCACCGCGATCCCGTAGTTCACCCAGTCGGCGGCGAGGTCCGCCGGCAGGGTGCGCAGGTAGCGGGCCGGGATGCCCAGGCGGCTGGCGAGCTGGCCGAAGGCGAAATGGGTGGGATTGGACGGCGCGTCGGACTTGCGGTCGAGCAGGACCAGGGCCTTGCGGCTCTCGTCCTCCTGGATCGGCGCCGCCATCAGGCGCGTGTTGGGCAGCACCGTCTGGACGCTCGCCGCGCGCTGGGCGCGGACGTGGGCCTGGAGATCGAGGAGCGAGACGAAGCGCTCGTCGGCCGGGCGCGTGGACCACTGCGCGGAGGCCTGGGTGAGGACGGTCATTGGCTGTTCTCCTTCCGAGAGGACTGACGGTCTCGTCAGCAGGGGCATCACCCCCGGACCATCGGGGCGCGGGGCGCGCCCCTAGGTTTCGACCTAGTAGAAATCGTAGCGTTCGTGGGTCATGTGAATGCCACCGCGGGGACCGATCCAGCCGATGGCGGTTCCATGGAAGATGCCGACTTCGGCGTGGAGATGGAAGAGAACGCCACTCGCGGCGTGCTCGAACTCGGCCTTTGTCAGGTCGGCCTCTCGACCTCTGCAGGTCTTCTCGATGACCCGCCGCTTCAGGCTCTCGGCCGTGGCTCTCTGGCGCTGGTTCATTGGTTTCTCCTTCCACGCTCAAGATAGGGGAAGAAAGAAAGGAAGGCAATATAATTTTTTGAAAAATTATCTGACCTTGGCGCGGACCTGGATCACGGCCTCATGGAGCGTATCGCCGCGACCAGTTCGACTTTGCAACAGGCCGACTGCGTCACCCGGATAGTCCGGCAAGCAAACGACCCAGGGCTGCTGCATATCGGGACCGAGCCAGCGGACCATGAACCCATCTGGATTGCCGTTGATCAGATCGGCGAAGGCGACTTCGGCCCTGCGAAGGGGTGCAATGCGGCGTTTACCTTGTGGCATTATCTGCGTCCCTTCCCGGTCACCTCCTGGTAGGGGATGATCAGGTAGCTGACCTCAGGTCCGCGCCAGCCCATCCGAACGATCTCGATCTCGACGCCCTGGACCATGATCCGGCCGTTGGCCTGATGACCTGCGGTGCGGATCGCGTCGATCTTGACGTTGGCGCGCTCGATCATGTGGTTATGGGCTGCGATGCTCATGCACTTCTCCTCCGATCAATCCGCCGGTTCCCCCGGCCGGAGCCGGGGGTGGCAGAGGGTTGATCAGGCGGCCTTCACCTCCTCGATCAGCCTCTCCAGCTTGGCGATCTCGGCCTTGGCCGCCTCGCCCAGGACCACGACTTTGGCCGCCTCGCCAAAGCCATTGCTTATCCGGGGGATCGCCAGCGCCTCGGCCTTCTCGGCGAACTGGCTGGCGTGGACCAGACCACAAACATGGCAACTAGAGCCGCAGTTGATGATCTTGCAGCCCAGGCCGTTCTCGAAGGCGATCACATAGGCCTTGCTCTCGGTCACGCCCTTCAGGGCCTCCAGGCTCTCACCGAGCCCCTTGAGGACCTCGGCCTTGGCTTCCTGCTTCTCGATCTGCATGACAGGTTCTCCTTCCGAGTCACAAGATAGCGCTTCCAGAAGAAAAAGAAAGTGATTTCTGCACGCCGAGACGGATTATTTCTCGTCGAGTACGGCGTCCACGAGATCGTCCATCAGGACGCGGGTGACGATGGCCGCCAGGAGCTGTTCGCGGCGCACGCCGTGGGCGTCGGCATGGCGCTGGAGGACCGCGGACATGTGGCCCTCGATCTGCTCGTTGATGTCCACGTGGCCGCAGCCGATCAGGCGGTGGCGGCTCACGCGGCCTCGCGCGGGGGCTGGATGGCGACCGGCTCGATGGCCGCCAGGACTTTGGCCGCGCCCTGCGGCGTGATCCCGTAGCCCTCGTTGCTGAAGGTCTGGATCGCGTCCTTGCCCAGGATCGAGCGTAGCCTGGAGACGTGGGTCCGCATGGACACCTCCGTCTCGATGCGGGCGAACTCCATGATGTTCTCGGTCCGGACCATCCGGCCCCGGCCCTCGTGGATCGCGATCAGCGCCAGGGCCTCCTTGGGGTAGAGGTCCAGCCGGTTCATCAGCGATCCGATGACGCCGTCGCGGATGCGCAGGCCCAGCTCCGACTTCAGCTCCCGGTTCTGTTCCTCCAGGGCGTCCACGCGCGCGGCCATGCGCTTGCAGTCAGGACACCCGCGCATCGTGGACCTCCGTCACCGGCACGCCCGCGGCGTCCAGGTTGTCGCGCATGTTGGCCGTGCCCCGGCCGCCGGGGAACTGCAGGCCATGGTCGGGGTGCATGTCCAGCATCCGCGCATTGCGCGCCGGCCCGGCCCTAAGGCCCAGCCTGTGCCACGGCGCCGGGAAGGTCGCCACCGGCACGCGGCGCGCCCTGGCCCACTCGTAGGCGAGCTGGTCCACGCCCTGGTGGTGCGGCTCCCAGGGGTCGTGGCCGCAGATGATGATCAGGTTGGCAATGGAGGAGACCAGGGAATCGTTGAGCACGAACTGGTCCAGTTCGTCCCAGACCAGCTCGCGATCCCTGCAGTCCCGACCTCCAAACACGACCAGTCGCATCGGCCCCTCCCTCCACCATGAAAACCCCGCTGCGCCAACGGCGCAGCTAGACGTGTTGTCGCACTACGGCTCGCCGTACCGCGGCTGGCGCTCCTCGCGGCATTCGCGCCGACCGAGCCTGTAGGCCTCGCGCTGATCCACGGTCCACTCGAACCGGTCCATGTCGGCGATGCTGATGTGGACCTTCCCGCCCAGTTCGTCGTCCCAGCCCTTCCGGTACTGGGGGAGCGCCTGCAGGTCCATCCACCACGCCTTGACCGCGCCCATCAGAGCACCCACTCGCGCCATTTGTCGCCAGTCACGGCGTCGCTCAGCGACATGTCCTCCCGCAAGGACTTGAGGATTTTGCCGTCCACCGTGTCGCTGCCGTCGTCGTGGTAGGCGACGAGGTCGATGTAGCCCACGCTGCGGGTCTTGCCCACGGCCTGGGCGCGATCCTCGGATTGTTGGCGGTCGTCGTTGCTCCTGCTGTTCGAGCAATACACGACAAGGTCGGCGCAGGACCATTCGCGTCCCCGGCCGCCCGCAGCTTCCGTGGCCAGCATCCAGCGACAATTCGGATCGGTCTTGAACCTGGCCTCCTCGGCGTCCCGCGTGGACCGGTTGCCACCCCACCAGCGGGCTACACTGCCGACGCCGTATTCGGCCTCCAGCGCCGCCTGTACGGCCCTGATCTCGTGGTCATAGGCGCACCAGATGATGGCCTTGCCGTCGTACTCCTCCAGTACGTCGAGCAGGACCTTGGTCCGGTTCGTCGGTATGTGGTGGACGACGCCTGCGTCATCGACCACATGCCCGCACAGGAGCTGGTGCAGCCGCATGACCTGGACGATGACGATGGTGGCCGTGACGTGCTCCTCCGCCGAGAGGGACATGGTCGCGAACGCCTTCATCTCGGCGTAGAGCTTCTTCTGCTCGTCGGTGAGGCTGACCTTGCGCACCGAATAGGTCTTCGGAGGCATGTCGTAGACGTCCTCCAGGAGGACGCGGTCCATGTAGGGGGCGATGCGCTCCTGCAGCTCCTCCAGGTTCCGGAAGCCGACGACGACGGGCACGCGCCGACCGCCGAACCACTCGTCGCGGATCACCGCGTAGCGGGCGCGGAAGGCGTAGAAGGAGCGCTGACCGATGATCCGCCAGTCCAGGAACCACATCTGGCCGAACAGTTGCAGCGGGTCGCGGGGCGTGGGCAACCCGCAGAGGATGCGGCGGTAGTCGCAGAGGGGGGCGACCTTGTCGTTGATGAACTTGGTCCGCGCCGAGGAGGGGTTGCCGATGATCAGGCTCTCGTCGATGACGCCGTAGCGCCTGCCGGGACGCTGAGAGAGGTACTCCAGGACCGTGGCCCTGGCCCTCTGCACCGACGACAGCGCCTCGACGTTGATCATCAACGCGCGCGGGCGCTCGGTCTCTTCCAGGAAGCGTCTCAGCGCCTTCTCGTGGGTCCTGCCGCCGTCCGACTTCCAGACGTGGACCAGTATGCGCTTGGCGAGGTCGGCCGAGAGGTGGCCGGGCGTGTTGTTCGCCGGATTGCCGAACATGGCGTCGCGCCAGTCGGCGTAGACGCTACCCTTGCTGATCTCCAGGAAATCACTGGCCTGACCGGTTAATTCAAGTCTGCCGAAATCTCCAAGAGTGGTCGCCGTTTTGCCAGTTCTCTGTGCGTGAAAGAGGGCGAAGGCCTCCTTGCCCTCCATCCTGGCCAGCGCCCGCGCCTGATGCGCCCGCGGCTGGTAGGGCGGCGTGTAGACTTTGGTCACCGCAGGACCTTGCACCACAGTGGAACGCTATCCGTTCCCGGCTCGAAGACGGGGTAGTGGTGCGTGTTGACGCAGACCCACTCCTCACCCTTGTAGCTGACCAGCTCACCGGCCCGATAGCCACGCTGACGCTGGGCACGCGGCTTCCACGGCTTAGCATGACCACGGTCAGGCCAGACGATGATTTTCATGCCAGCTCCGCCGGCCTAACGACCTCGGGGCCCCAGACGAAGTCCTGTGGCCACTGCAGCGGACTGACGCCGGTCACGGAGACGCCCCACTTCTCGTCGCTGTCGTCGTCCAGGCTGTTCTCGATCACCTGGACAATCTCCCAATCCACGGAGGCCCAGTCCTCGCCGGGCGGCATACGGGTGGGATGGACCAGCTTGGCCCAGAACCATCCCTCGCGCTTGGGTGTTGGATAGGTGATCGTCATGCCGCCTTCTCGATCCAGAACTCGACGGGATGGGGGCCGGCGCGGTTGGACTTGTGGATCACGCGCCGGTCGCCGTTGTGGCGCAGCTTCCTGGCGATCATGTCCAGCCGGCCGCGGACGATGGTGTTGGCGTTGATCGGCGGCTCCGGCTCGCCCCTGAAATAGAGCCTCACGAGATCGGCCGTGGAGACGCGCCGGCCGTCCTCGGGCAGCAGCGCCAGGAGACGCTCCTCCAGGTCGGTCAGGTGAACGATCTTGCCGGCCTTCATTCGGTCTCTCCAGTCGTGGTTCCGGGCAGCTTAGCCTGATCGGAAGAAGAAAGGAAGTCATGTGAAGAGCGCAGGATGTCGCCCCCGCGGAACTCCCAGGTCTGGTGGCACAGCGAACACGAGGTCTCGCCGTCCCTCCGGCCGCGCCAGCCGCCCGTGAACCTGTGCCGGCCGTCCTGGGTCATGGGGCAAGGGCCGATCATCGGTGGATCGTCTCCCCGCGATCCTCCAGGTCCTCGGTCATGCCGTTGACGTGGGAGTCGAAGGCGTCGGCGTTGGCGCGCCACCAGTCCGCGATCCAGCGGACGTGAGCGACCGTCGTCTGTTCATGGGGATTGGCCTTCGGGCAGTCCCAGCCCTGGGAGAAGGCGACGTCGCCCTCCAGCGGGACGCCGTTGTCACGGTTGCGTTGCCACCTGGGTTTCATTCCAGTTTCCCCATGATCTGGTCATTGGCCGTGGCCAATTTGTCATAGAGCTGAAGCGCCCAGGCCGGCTGTGGCTTCCCCGGATAACCGCAGTCCATCAGCATCCGCATGAAGGCATGGCAGAGCGTGCCGCTCTCCTGCAGGTTCAGTTCCAGGGTCACAGTCTCGGACTGCGGCGGCGATATGAATTTGAGGGTCACGGCTCCCTCCCCTCAAAGACGACGCGCACGGGCGGGCACAGCGCGCCCGGAAGGAGGTGACGCTTGGCGTCCTCCTCCGTCTTCCAGCTCGTGGTTCGCCAGGGATGCGGATCGCGTTGCGGATCGCACGGGGGATAGAAGTTCACCCAGCGGAGATGCCTCATGACGACACCCGATGATGCGGCTGGTCGAAGGGGTGCTGCTTGCTGGCGCCGACGTCCGCGTGTTCGGAGACGACGCTCTCCCCGAAGTCGAAGCCGAGCGGGAAGCGCACGACGGGGTCCTTGACCACGTAGAGGTGGTACTGGTTGGCCGTGTCGTACTCGCGGCTCCTGGCCGGGTACAGCTCCACGGCCTCGTGATCGGGGCCGATCAGGCGGTCCTTGATGGCCATGAAGTCGCGGTACTTCTCGGGCCCAACGCGCTCCTTGTCGCGACGCTTGATGGAGAGGTGGATCATGTCCGGCCAGCCGGGCGCAATGGCGGGGGCGTCGCGCATGTTCACCTGATAGCGGCTGTTGATGAACACCCGGTCGTTCTGGAGGTCGGCGAACTGGCGCACGATGTCCTCCCGCGAGACGCCGGGGAACTCGGCCACGGTTCTGTCGATCAGCTCGTCGTCGACCGGCGTGATGACGCCGGGCTGGAAGAGATCGAAGGGGGCGTCGGGCTTGCTCGTCGCGACGCCCCTGCGGGCGTTGCGGCGTGTGGGGCTGGCCTTGGTCATGCGAAGCTCACCATCAGGTAGACGCCGACCGCGCCGATGGCGCAGACGAACACGTTGGAGAGACCCAGGGTAATGCTCTTGCCACGTAGGAAGGCGGCGACGAACTGGACAAGGATCATCAGGGCGAACGCCAGGAGGGCGACGCCCAGGGCGTAGAGGCTCATGGGACCTGGGTCTCCGGATTGAGGGTGACGCCATCCAGGACGACGGAGGGCGTGGTGTCGAGGGCGGCGCAAATCTGCAGCAGTCGCGGCACGGTCAGCGTGTTGGCCGCGCTCTCGTACTTCTGGACCTGCTGAAAGCGCACGCCCATGACGCTGGCGACCTGGGCCTGGGTCATGCCCAGGAGGCGCCGGCGATGGCGCAGGCGGCGACCAACGATGAGGTTGGGGTCCTGGATCATCAGTCCTCCAACTTGTGGCAGCGCCGGGCGTAACCGATCAGGGCGCCGATGACGCTGGGCTCCAGGGCGATGAGCTGCTGGCCGGCGTCGAGGCCCAGCCAGGCGTGGTAGCCGTCGAAGCTGGCGTAGACGCCGTCGCCGAGGTACTCGGGCCCTGGGAGGGGAGCCGCGGGTTTAGGTTCGAGGGTCAATCGTCGTCCTCCTTGAACAGCCGGTCCCAGGTCTCGGCGTCGATGCCGGTCATCAGCCACTCGCGGTCGGCGGCGGTGAGATTGGCGAGCGCGTCCTGGACGTACTCGCCGCCCTGCCAGCGGTTGTACTGGTCCGGCATCACCGGCAGCTCGCGCGTGGTCGGCGGCCCTCCGGTGACCGGCCAGACGGTGAAGACCATGCCGCCGTTCGGACCCAGGGCCCGGGCGACGGTGTGCTTGGCCTGGAATGGGCGGTTGAGCATCAGGCTTTCTCCATCCGCTTGATGATCTTCAGTCCCGCGCGCCGCGCCGCCTCCATGGTGTCGTAAGGCGCGAGGTCAGAGCGGATCGGTTCCTTGCCCAGCATTGGTTGAACCCTATGGAAGACGACGCCCTTGATCTTCAGCGCATAGCGGCGGTCCTTCAGGGGCAGCATGATCCCCAGGGTGCGGATGTGGCCCAGCACCGTCTTGCCGTCCGCCGCCATCAACACCGCCGTTCCGTGGATGGGCTTGCGCCACTCGCCCGCGCCGCCTACGGCGCGGACGCGCTCGGCGGTGCGCCCGTGGATTTCCAGCTTGCTGTAGCCGCAGCGCTGCGTAGAGCCCTTGGCGCTGAGCATTTCCATCAGGCATTCGCCTTCTCGACGATCCGCTGTGCGGCGTATCGGGCGGCGTTGTTGAGCTGGCGCTGCCACACACCGACCGAGGGAGCCCATTTGAAGCCATGGCTCTTCAGTTCCCGGATCATCTCCGGGGCTGGTTTGCCCCGGAACATGATCTGCAGCCGATTGGCCTCGACGTTCTCGTAGACCTCCTCGATCCCTGGCGCCGGGCTCTCGATGATCTTGGGCTGCGCCTGGGCCTGCTTCTGCAGCAGTTCGATCCGTTGCTTGATGCGCCGGATGTTGGCGCCGTTGTTCGTGATCGCGTAGTCGGGGAAGCCGATCCGACCGGCGAAATCCGGCTCCAGGAGCTTCTTGACGGCGCCGGCGCTGATGGCCGGTTCATGAGCTTTCAGGGCACAGAGGTAGCGATCCCAGGCCTCTCCGGACTGGATGTCCCGGACGCCGTGCTTGTAGAAGGCCTTGACCACCTTGTTCATGGCGACCATGGCCGTCTGCCGGGCCTCCAGCCTGATCAGCTCCGTCTTGAGCTTGGCGACCGCCTCCGGGTCATCCGAGCTGATCCCGCCCGACCCGACCGCGGCAGCCTTGGCCTCGATCTCCTTGGCAGCCTTCAGGTCGGCGAAGCCGCTCCGGAAGCCGCCCTCGATCCTGCCCCGATAGTTCCGGTCGCGTTTCTCCGAGTGGTGGCCGATCAGGATCGGCTGGCCGAAGGGAATGGCCTCGGCCATCTTGTGCGCCCGGTCGACCTTGGCCTGCCCGACCTGCCGGAGCTGCTCGGCCCGCGCCTCCAGGCGCTGGCGCCGGGCTTCCTGCTTTTGCTCGTAGTGGTTCACGCCCTCACCTCCTTGATCACGCCATGCTGGTAGTGGAAGGCGACCGAGGCGCTGGCGCTGGCGAGCCAGTAGACGGCGAAGCTGTCGCCGGCTTCCGCGGCCTTCCGCATCGCTTCGAGCTGGGCCGTCTTGGCGGCTTGGGCCTTGGCTTTCAGGGTCTTGGCCATCTCGTGTCTCCTTCCGAGTCGTAAGATAGGCGCTCCTGAAAGAAAAAGGAAGTGGCTTTTCACGCTTGAACGCATTTTCTTTTTCAGGCATCGTCTCGGCCATCGGAAGTGGTCCCTGACCATCACGCTATGCCGCGCTCGACGGTGTGATCGCCCCGCGAGGGGCCTCGAAGAGGCTGGAATCATCGAACCGAGGACCCGCAGTCGAGGCTCGGCTGCGGGTCTTGCGCATTCGGGGATCGTCCAACGGTAGGACTGCCGGTTTTGGTCCGGTCAATGGCGGGTTCGAATCCTCCTCCCCGAGCCACAACGGAAGAGCCCCTCGGGTTGTGGTCCGAGGGGCTCCCAGGGGGCGCATCACAGGAAGGAGAGTTGCTGATGTTCGATGTCAGCGATCCCAGCCTCTCACGCTTCGCCTAGCTTGGCAATGGGGAGGGTCAGGATGACGCACCCAGGCCCAAGAGCTTCTTCAGTGTCTCGTCGGCCCTGGCCGCCTGGGCCTGGGCGGTGCGGATCGAATTGATGTTGCGGCGCGTCAGCTTCAGCCGCGCCAGCTCCTCCTCGATGGCGGCGCCCTCCGCCTCGTGGGCGTCGATGCGCTCCATCAGACGCTGCACGGGAGTGCGGAGGTCCGCGGGCTCATGATCGTCGGGTTGATCGTCGGATTGATCGTCGGGTTTCATGGTCAGTCCCTTCTCTCGGCGAACAGGGTCTTGATGGCGACCCAGTCCCATCTGGAGGGGCCGCCGCCGAACGGCCCCAGGGAGGGTGGAATGTCCTTAATGCTGTTGGTCGCCGCCAGGGCGCGGGCGCAGTCGGGCCGGAAGATGTAGAGTTCGTCGACCGCGGGCCCGCGCCGGATGCCGGCGGCGCACTGGCGGCGCACCGCGATGAACACGCGCCCCCCGGCGCGGGCCCGGCGCTCGATCCAGCCCACCTGTTCTGGAGTCAGGGGATGGGCCAAGGCCCATGCACTGGTCTGCTTGTTCTCGATCCAGACCTCGGAGCCCTCCAGACAGAGGTTCATGTCCGGCACGCCCTGGCCCGTCGACCAGCTCTCGATGGCCTGCATATGAGCCTCGGGAATGTGCTTTCGGAAGAGCTGGCGCAGACCGCCGTCAGTCGCCACGCCACGCCTCCGCGACATCGGCGATTCGTTTCAGGCTGACGGCGATGGAGAGCAGGAGGATTTCCCGTTCCTTGAAAAGCATCCCGTAACCGGATTCTTTGATGCCGTCCTGTGCATATTCAATGGCCATCGGTTCCACACCGGATTCGGCGAACTTGGCTTCTTTGATCATGTCATCTCCCCGAGGTAGCGGATGCGCTTCACGCTCAACATGCGGAAACCGGGCGGGATCGTGCCCTTGATCGCGTAGAGGCTCTTGCCGGGCTTGGCCTGGGCCAGTGCGACATCGGCGCCGAGCCGCTCCCAGTCGCGCCGGTCGATCTTCGCGAGGCACTCGTCCGTGTCGTCCTGGATGAAGAGGTTCAGCGACTTGGTGAAAGGGGGCTTGATCTCGTAGCCGCGCTTGGCGACGTTCTCCGGCGCGTTCTCGTCCTTGACCGTGACTCGGTTCACGACGCCCAGCACCAGCACCTCGCCGCGCACGCCGCACTGGCAGTCGGCGATCTCCCACGGCTCGCTGACGATGTTGGCGCTGGCGGTCAGATCGGGGTGCAGCCTGCGGATGGCGTCGCGGATCGGGAAGAGGGTGTCGATGCTCGTGGACGCGCCTTCGAGCTGCTTCTGCAGGGTCGGCCGCAGGGGCTGCCGGGTGCGGCGGGAGTCCAGTATCTCCTGCAACTTGGCTGGGCCAATTCCCTTGACCGTGGTCAGGGGTCCGATCAGCAGCTTGCCATCCTCGGACAGCGTCCAGCGGTCCACGGAACGGTTCACGTCCAGGGGGACGTAGCCCATGTCCTCGGCCGCCAGCTCGCGCAGGATGGCGATCTGCTTGGCTGGGTCGGCCTCGGCGTCCAGGGTGGCGGCGGCGAAGGCCGCGGGGTGGTGGGCCTTCAGGTAGGCGCACCAGTAGGAGACGACGCCGTAGGCGACGGCGTGCGAGAGATTGAATCCGTAGCTACCAAAGGTTGTAATTTGGTTCCATATGGCCTCTGCGTCGTACTGCGACATACCACGCACCTGGGCCCCGGCGATAAACGGCGGGGCCATTTCGTCCATGGCGTCCTTGTATTGGATCAGGCGACGGACCCTGGAGGTGTCCTCCCAAGAAAAGCCGCCGATTTCACGGACGGCTCTCATGGTTTGTTCCTGGAAAATAAGAACTCCTAATGTGCCCTCCACGATGGGCAGTAGCAACGGATGGACGTGGTCGCGCCAGTTCGGATCATGACCGTTGCGCCGCGCCACCCAGATGCGCGCGGCGCCGCTATCCAGTGGGCCCGGCCGCGCCAGGGCCGAGAGGGTGGCGATGTCGTCGAGACTCTCGACCTTCACCGAGGCGGCCAGTCCGCGCAGGGCGTTGCCGTTGAACTGGAAGACGCCGCTGTACTGCTTCCTGTTGAACACCTCGAAGGCGGAGGCGTCGTCGTAGGGCAGGCTCTCCAGCCACGCGCTGGTCACCGGTTTGCTGATCAGTTCCATACACCGACCGAAAACGCCCATCTGGGTCAGTCCCAGGGCATCGATCTTCAGCAGGTTCATCTGCTCGGCGTCTTTCTTGTCGCACCATGCCGCGCCGGTTCGTGAATCGATAGCCACATAGGCGGTCGTAGGTTCATCGGTGAGTAAGAGGCCGGCCGCGTGCTGGCTGGAGTGGGACGGATGGCCCTCCAGGCGCTCGACGATGGCCGCCTCGGGGTAGTCCTTGAGCACCCGGTCCAGGGGGTCGTCCGCCTTCCACTTCGGAATCTTCAGCGAGGCGCAGACCTGATTCATCGCCGACTTCTCCTTGAAGAAGCCCACGGTTCCCAGGCGCGCGACGCGGTCGGCGCCGTACTTCTCGGCGGCGTAGCGGAACACCAGATCGCGGCGGGTGTCGTCGAAATCGATGTCGATGTCAGGACTGTCATTTCGACTGACATCGATGAACCGTTCGAACAGCAGCCCGTGCTCCAGGGGGTCTATCGCCGTGATTCCCAACAGGTAGCAGACGAGCGACCCGGCCGACGATCCGCGGCCGGGGCCCACCATCATCACCTGCTTGGCCCAGGCGATCAGGTCGGCGACGATGAAGAAGTAGTCCTCGAAGTCCTTCTCCTCGATCAGCTTCAGCTCGCGCTCAAGGCGCTCGGCGTAGGGGCCGTCTTCAAGAGAAACCCCCAACCGTGCGGCGCCGTCCGCGCACATCTCGAAAAGGGTCTTGGGTCGCTCGGGCTTCAGCAGCTTGCCCTTGCGCAGGGTGGCGCGACACTGATCAATGGCCCAATCTTTATTCGCCACAGCCGACACGATCATCTCGTCTGTGACATAGTCTTTGGTCGCCATGTCAGCGAGCCATTCGTCCTGAGACAGGAGATATCTGGGGTAAGTTTGGGTTCCACCCCTACGACCCATGGCCACTCTGTAGAACTCAAGATCATCAGAGGTGAAAAAATAGTTGTCAGACGAGGCCAGCCACCTGATCCCATTGTCATTCACCAGTCGAGCAAGGCCCTTGGAAACGGACGGAGAGAGTGCGACGTAAAAGTCCGGGTACGTCTCGTCGTTGAAGTCCTTTGGTAACTCATCCACGCGAAGTTTCTCATCGGCGATCTTGATCAAACCCGGAAGCGTTAACGCCTGCTCGTAGGTGAGCATGGGCTCCTTGGTGACATTCCAAGTGGCCTTTGCGATGGCGGCATGCACGGCGGCGATGTCGTCCTTGGCGTACATGGTCACATAGCTTGGGCTAGGCTTCTTCTCGCCAAGCCTTGGGACCATTGCGAGGTCAACTCCCAGTACCGGTCTAAGACCGACATTTTCAGCTAGCCTGCACCAGCGAGTCCAGCCGAAGGTGCTACACCGATCAGCAATCGGCGCCTCGGTGGCTCCTAGCGCCTTCAGGCGCGCGATCCCCTCTTCAAGGGAACCGACAGCGGTCTTGAAGCTGTATCCAGTTTTCAGGCGCATCCCGTCGCGCCCCGAATTTTCGCCTTGGTCTCAAGGGTCTTTGCAATCGATTCGGGTGTCTGAAGAGAGTATACACCGGTTGCCCTCATCCTGGCCCAGCGCGCCTTGGCCTTTGCGGACATGATCGCTCTGGCTTCAGGAGTGCATTTATGACCCGCAGCACGCCGATTCCCCAACGCCTTCCGGGACATCTTCTCCAGCTCCTCAGGCGTGTGTCTTCGTCCAAAGATGATGACCCTCGGTCTCAGAATTTTTTCCGCCTTCGGTTTTGGCGGATACCGCAACCTCTTGGTGTCGGAGATTTTCTTGATGGTCTCCGCAGAATGACACCGCCCCTTTAGCGCTTTGGAAATGGCTCTTCGCGTCCTGGGCGACATCGTCTTTCCGCGATGAACCGCACTGATCTTGGCCCTGACCTCTGTGGTCATCTCGACTTTCCCGGCGATTTTCGAGTTATTGTATCGAGGACATAGAGCATCGATGCATGCCTGCTCGTACATAATCCTGTCCTCTGGAAGACAGATCAGAACAATGAAAAGTTCAAGGTTTCCGTATTTCTTAAACGCTCGGCTAAGGGCTTCATTCTTATGAAGACCAAGTCTTAGCTCACGCATGTGAGTGTTGTATCTTTTCCTGATATTCTTGCTCGATCCGATGTAAAAGTTATCGGACGGTGCGACTAGCTTGTAGACGCCGCAGGTCATATCTTGATCCCCGCCGCCTGGAGCTTCATGTCGCAGTCCATCTCGATCCGGGCGATGGCCTGATCGCGGAAGGCGTTGGCCTGATCGTCCAGGATGGCGGCGAACTCCTTGGAGAGGTCGTCGTAGCCCGGCACAAGGCTCCCGGTGTTCCAGCGCACGACGATCTTGGCGCTGCTGAGGTCCACCGTCTTCCAGGCCTGGATGCGGTCGCGGCGATCCAGGGCGTCCGCGGCGGCGCGCAGGTCCAGTGCGGTGGGGGTCCTGGGTTCAGGCGCTGGCGAGGGCATCGGCGTGCTCCATGAGCTTGAGGTGGGACATGAGCTGGAGGCCCAGGAACTTGGTGTAGACCGGCGGGATGGCCTCGGAGAGTTCGTCCAGGGTCATCGCGCCGACTTCGATGCCAAGCGCCTCGGCGGCGGCCTGCCGGTGGCCGCCCTCCCAGACGTCCTTCGTCCCGCGTCCGCCGTGACGGGAGGACCGCTTGCGGGCGTGGCCGCCGTAGACGCCGATGACGGGGATGTCCGGATCGTGCGGATGGTGGGCCGGAGCCTGGATGGGGAAATTGGCGATGAAGAGCCTATGACGCTCCAGGCGACAGCCCTGCGTCCCGAGCCCGAACATCGAGCCGCAGAGGGTGATGGGGCCATGGAGCCGCCGATCCAGCGCCACGCAGCGGCGCATCTCCTCGCGCGCCTCCTCGACGTTCTCCAGAATCCATGGACGGCCGGTGGCCTGCAGCCACTCGACGAAGGCGGGGATTTCGCGGGCGTGGGTCTTGGCGTTATGGGCGTGGCGCATCGCCGTGTAGCCCTTGCAGGAGGGACTGGCGTGGAAGGCGTCGAAGTCCTTTGCCATTTCGATGGGATTGAGGGTCAGGACGTCGCCGATCCTGGCCATGTCATAGGGATACCTGGGCTGTAGTTCCAGGTCGAAGCCGGTCACATCAAAGCCCGCGGCGGCGTAGCCGCGGGCGGCGCCGCCGGCCTTGCAGGCGAGGTCAGCGAGTCGGGGTCGGTCGGCCACGGCGCGGGTCCTTGCGGTCGGCGTAGGGGTAGTGGCGGCCGGGCTTCAGCCGCGGGAAGGCGATGCCGCAGCGGCGCGCGACGCTGGCCACGGAGTTGCGGCTGCGCTTCAGCAGCTTGGCGGCCTCATCGTAGGTGTAGCCGTAGCGCGCGAGCACGAGGACCAGGGCGACGTCCAGGTCGCCCCATTCCCGGCCGGTGCGCCAGCCGCCGACCGGCATCACTTCTTCTCCGGGGCCTGCGGGAGCGCGACCGGCGCCGCGGGCGTCGCGAAGGGCGGCACGACGAGCTGGCCGGCGAGCGGCGGCGCCGCGGTCAGCTCCCGGCCGCGGGCGCAGAAGGCGAAGGCCACGCCGGGCGCGCCGATCCTCGTCCCGGACTGCAGCTTGGCGTCGCAAGCCGCCGCCGTGTGGAATTCCAGCGGGCGCATCGTAGCGCCGTCGTAGGCGACCCCGGCTTGGCCGGTGGTCAGCAGGATGACGATGTACCAGATCACAGGCAACCTCGCTTTCGGAGTTCGACACAGCAGCGGATGAGGGCGCTGACGTCGTTGCGCGCCCGGTGGGCCTCCTTGAAGCGCTCCTCGAAGAGCAGCTCGTGGAGGGCCTGGAGGTTGAGGCGATGGCCCCTCAGGTGGACGGTCTGCTCGACGGTGCAGATCACCGGCGGCCACAGCACGTGGAGTCCCTGACGCTCGTACTCGACGTCCACCATCTCCACGTCGAAGGAGGCGTTGTGGGCGATGACGACCATGGGCGATTGCGCCCACGCGCAGGAGAGCAGGGGCTCAAAGGCGTCGAAGGTCGGGGCGTCCCTGACCATCTCGTCGTCGATGCCGGTGATCCTGGTGATCTCCTCGGAGATCGGGACGCCGGGGTTCAGGAGGGTGTCCAGCTCCCAGAGGGGCTCGGGTCCGACGTCGAGGTCGACCATGGCGCCGTAGAACTCGATGATCGACGGTTGCCGCGCCAGCGGGATCAGGCGCGTGTCCAGGAGGCCCGTTGTTTCCACGTCAAATACAAGGGCTAACATCGCGCTTTCCTCTTGGCGTCCTGGATGGCACGTCGCCGCTTGATAAAGGCCTGCCGTTCATCAGGAGACATGGAAGTCCAGAACCGCCTAACTCCTTCGGCGCCGGCCTTGGCCGCGGTCAGGCAAAGCTCCATCGCGTGCGGATGGCGCTCCATGAAGTCCCGACGATTCTCCTTCTTGGTTCCTGGAATCAGATGCTCGGGATCGATACACTTTTGGTTGTCACAGGTGTGCCGGATGATCTTCCCCGGAGGAATTGGCCCCTTGAAAGCCTCGTAAGACATCAGGTGCGCCTGCCTAGCCTTGCCGTTGTAATTGGCCTCCGGATAGCGCCCTGGTTTCCCCGTTTTCCATTCCAAGCATCCATCTTCCAGGCGTACCACCTTCGAGAGCAGGTAGTCCTGGACGGTGGGAAAGCGTTCTCGGTATTTCGCCCATCGTGGGCCAAGTCGGGCGTTAGTGCGTTCTTCGGGTGCCATTAGATATATATGACAGGGATAATAAAGGAATGAAATAGTGAAGCTCACTTCCCTTCACCCTCCTGGGAGAGGGCTTTTCGGCCGGCGGGGGTGAGGCGGATGATTCCGACGTTGCTCTTTTCTAGCCAGCCTCGCCGGATAAGGCCGGCGCACATATGGTTGGTCGCCGTCGAGCCGTGGCCACTGAATGGTACCTTCAGGGTCGTGCGGCAAAACCCGTGCTCGCCACACTCCAGCAACCAAATCTGGCCATCTGAGAGTCCTTCCGTCAGCTTCACGCCCTTCGCTTCATCAGTCATTTGGGGTTCCTTCCTTCTCCTGTTTGGAGAGGAGGGAATGGGCGCGGCGGAAGTCGGACGGCTTCAAATGCTTAGTCCCGACGTGAACGCTCGTGCTCATCATGTCCTCGTAGAGGATACGAACGCTCACCATGGGGCCGCCGTACTCGCCCTCAAGCGGCACCTCCGCAAACGGCCTCAGCCCCTCCCTCAACTCCTCCACCTGCGCCTGAAGGCGTTCGGCGCGAGCCTTCATTGCCGAGAAGCGCTCAACCTGTGTGAAGTTTGCTGCGATCTCTCGCGCCTCGTCCCGCTCCCCCTCAAGCGCCCTGATCCTGTCGGCGGCGGCGAGGAGGAGTTCGGCTTCTTTCTTGATTCCGTCAGCATGGATCGATACGGAAGGGCCTGCCTGATCGTAAACCCGCGCGTCCGCGTCAAGTTCGGCACCCCACACCTCCAACTGCTCCACCAACTTCTGATCTTCAGTCACGCTCGGCCTCCTGTTGGGAGATGAGGGTTGGAGGGGCGGGAAGGGGTCGCCAGTGGGTGGGATCGCGCAGTTCGCATACGCAAAAACCGGCGTCAGGATGCCACTGGCAGATTGAGATTAGATCAGAGAGCGCGGGCGACCATCGCGGGTCTTCTCCCGGCGCAAACACCATGATCGGCTGATCCCTCGGCGCGCTCTCCATCGTCCGCCACTCGTCCTTGGGGAGGAGGGCGATGATCTGGTCGGCTTTGGCGAGGGCACCCTGGCGGCGTTCAGCCATGCGGGGTCGCACGTGTGCAGGTAGCGCGACGCAGAAAGCATTCGGATCAATGATCCTCGCGATCTGCTCGCGGAGTTCCTGTTCAGCCATGGGATTGCTCCTGGGAGATGAGGGCCTTTAGGAGGGCGGCGACGGTGGTGAGTGATGAAGTTGATCGCAAGCATCCATTGCCGTAGGACTGATAATCGTCCGACTGGATGTTCGCGATGTAGTAGAGACCATCTTCGTCGCGGCCGAGACTGAGTTCCCAGGTGCATCCCGGCAGCACCCGCTCACACAGCGCCAGCGCGGCGTCGGTAAAACCTCTCGCCTCGCACAAGCGAATGAACCGAAGATGGAAAGCTTCAGCCTCATTATTCAGTGGAACGAGAAGACGCCGAGCGTCGTGCAGGATTTCAAATTCGTTGTCCGTAGACCAGCACGCCCCCGTCGCCCCTTCGACCCTGGCGAGTAGGGATTTGAGAGTGGGGAGGTCAATGTCCGGCACGGCGAAGGTCTTTCCTGCTCCAGGGCCAACGTCTGTCGGCCTCGCGGTTGTCATCCATAGTCAGGCCGGGGTGCATGGTGGTGCGCGTGCTCCAGAAGCGGTCCCACTCCTCGGAGAGCACGGTCGGCGGCCGGTGGATCACGGCGCCGAAGACGATGGCCCGGTGGTGGTCGAAGTCGAGCGGCCGGCGCTGGAAGGCCGGGCCACGGCCCTCCCAGAAGTCCGTCCATTCGTTGCCGGTGATCGACGGCGGACGCACGATCCACAGCGCGCAGACGCGCGCGGAATTGCGGGTCAGCTTCCAGACGATATCAATCACCGGGTGACCTCTAGTGTCATCAGGCCGGGGATCACGGCGCGGGCGGCGTCGAGGAAGCGGATGTCCTCGGAGAGGATGAAGGCCGGCTCCCCCATGAGCATCTCCTGGGGCCCGACCTGGATCATCTCGGCCTTGACCTCGTGGGACGGTCGGAAGTCGGCCGGCTTGCGCATCATCAGCACGTCGCCGGGGACGTCGTGGCGCGCCAGCCACTCCTGGCAGCGGATCATCCAGCCCGAGGGCTGGTCGGTCACCAGAACGATCTCGACGGCGCTGCGGCGCAGGCCCTGCACCAGGAGGCAGAGGCGCAGGTCCGGCGGGTCGTTGATGGCGGCGGCGTGGTAGACGTGCCAGTCGCCCTGGGCGCGCAGGTCCTCGCGCCAGCCGGAGAGGCGCAGGGCGTCGAGGTCAACGACTGCGACGGTCATCCGGTCTTAGTCCGGGACGCTGCGCGGTCCAGGCGCTCGATCTCGGCGATGATCAGGGCTCCGGCCCGCACGAGGTCGCGACGGCGGTCCTTGGGCTTCCACCACGAGGTGGGCCACGGCCATGAGAAGGGGATGACCATGGCCCTGACCTCGTCTCTCCACGTCGAGACCTCGGCATACGACACCGCCGCCTTGGCGAGCTGCCCATTGTCCTGGTCGTCGTCATGGGCCGGCGCGCGCCCCTCCTCCATGATCTGCCGCACGCGCTCGCTGATCAGCTCGTGGGCTACAGCATCAATCTTGTACAGGTTGGCGAGGGTGGGTTCGGTCATCAGCCTCCGCGCTCCTCGGCTTCTAGGGCATTCCTGCGGCGGTCGATGATCGCCTGGATGGCGTCCTTGTAGCGGTGCGTCAGGAGACGCCGCACGAGGATTTCGCGCATGTCGTTGGTGAGGCGCACGGAACTCATTTGCAGACGTCCTCCAGCTTGGCGCCGGGCGCGACGCGGGTGATCGGATGTCGGTCGTCGTCCGCCGTCCACCACTGGCCGGCGGCGTCGGCGTAGATGTTGGAGGAGAAGCGGCAGGCGGCCATGAGGCGCATCGGCGCGTGGCGCGGGGCGCAGGCTCCGAGAGCGATCAGGACCGCGGCAAAAAGCGCTTGGTTCATGGTTCGAGGCCCTTGGTGTTGGGATTGGAGGGGACATTCTCCAGGCGCACGGGCACGAAGAGCTGCCAGCCCACCACCACGATGGGGACCACCACGGTCTCGATCAGGACCACGGCCAGGACGGCGTTCCAGACGGACACGCGGTAGTGGATGTTGGGGTTCTTGTTGTCGTCGGCGTTGACGATCCCGTAGGCCGAGTAGCGATGGCCCTCGACCACGCCGCTGCCGGTGCAGCCGGAGAGGATCAGGGATGCAGCGACGAGAGCCACGGCGGCGATCCTGGCGGAGCCGGGCAGCGGACCGCAGCGGCGGCACAGGCGCTGGCCGGAGCGGTCCTTCTTGATTCTGGCGTGGCCGCAGCTCGGGCAACTGGCCATGACGTCGGTGTTCCTTTCAAGGACGATCTTGGCAGGAGGGACTTCGCCCTTGCGGGTGGAAGTTCGCCGCGTGTCCCACGCCCCTCCTGCGTCCGACCACTCGGACATACTATGTCCGTCGCGCATATGCGCGACCCTCGACCACTCCTCTGGGACTCAGGGGCAAGAGGTCATCGTCGAGGCCATTCTTGTGCGTCAGCCGCTGGTCGTATTCGAATCGTCCGGGGTCGGCGGCGCCGGGGGCTGGGGCTGCGCGTCGCCGAAGGTCTGACCGGCGGCGCCGGGGGCGGCGGCCGGTAGCGCGCGGGCGCCGTGGACGATGTCCAGGTCGGTCAGGCCGATCTGGTCCAGGCCCAGGGACTTGGACAGCTCCGCGCGCTTGCGGTTCTCCTCGGCGTCGCCGATGCGGTCGATGACGATCTTCTCCTGGCGCACCATCTCGTCGAATTGCGCGGTGTCCACCCGGCCCACGATCCAGTCGTAGTCCTGGGGTGAGTCGAAATTCACCCGGAAGTCGATCTCGGTGACCTTGCAGACCGTGAAGCCGTGGCGGGTGCTGGTCCGCACCACCACGAAGTCGTCCTTCTTGAGGGTGGGGTCGAGGGTCTTGAACAGCCGGTTGGGGTCATTGTGCTTGGGCACGTCGGGGTCATAGGAGACCCGCACCGGGCGGACCTCCTTGTTGACCAGCATGATGGCGGAGGTGAGGTTCATGGTTCTGTCCCTTCCGATGGGGTTGATCACATGGCGCCGTCGTTGCCGGCGGGGGCCGGATCGGCCGGGGCGGCGTCGTCGGTGTCGATGGCCTTCTCGCCCGCGGCCATCTGGGCGTTGAGCTTCTGGCCACGGTCGTACTCGGCCTGGGTCTGCACCCAACCGGCGTCCTGCACCTCGATCACGTTCCACGTGCCGGCGGCGTTGGTGCGCTGCTTGGTGGTCAGCCGGTAGAGGCAGGCCCAGGAAGGCGCCGAGCCGCCGGGGACCTGCTTGGAGTTCATCAGCACCATCCACTGCTTGGAGACGGTGTGGCCGGTGGACTTGAAGGGGATCACGTAGGGCATGGCCGAGCCGTCCGGCAGGATGACGTAGCCCACGTGGTAGCGGGTCTCGATCATCTCGTTGCCGTTCGGGCGGACCATCTTCTTCTGCATGGTCCCCGGCTTGTCGTCGCTCTCGACCTCGGTCTCCACCGCGTCGTCCGGGCAGGTCGGGTAACGACCGACGAGTCCCCCGCCCTTGATGCGCGGGACCCACTCCACCCAGTCCTTGTCGAAGTAGCAGGGCTGGAACAGGAAGCCCTCGTCGCCGTCGAAGACCGTCTTGGTCCCCTTCAGCCAGAAGTCGCCGTCCTTGGCGCCGTCGATGTAGTCCGGGCCGCGCCGATTGATCTGCGGGCTGAGGCCCTGCAGGACATAGACCAATGGGATCAGGTTGTCTTCGGCGGCCTGGGACGTGCCCCTGCCGGCGTCGGCGACGATCTGCGCCTGCAGGAAGGCGGGCGGCGCGGCGCCGGCGGCGCCGGCGGTGACGGTCGGGAGCTGGGGGTCGTGGGCCTGGGTGGAGGTGGGCGCTTTGGCCATCGTCAGTCGTCCTTCGCTTGGTTCTTGGGTGAGCGCTTGGCGCGGGTGTTGTCGGTGGCGGCGAGCGGCTTGATGCGGACCACGCGGCCCACCGTTCCGCCGATCAGGTCCAGCTTGGGCATCTTCGAGAACTTCTCGACCTGTTCCTTCACCCAGGCCGTCAGGGTGGTGTGGGGCACGTCCAGCTTCACCTCCGGGGAGAAGCCGGCCTTGCGCAGGCCGCCGATGACGCGGTCGGCCTGCTCGCGGTCGCTGCGACCGAAGGCCAAGGTGACGGTGACCTTGACGAGGTCGCCCGCGCCCTCGCCGTCCAGGTAGTCGAAGGCCCTCTGGCGCTTCTCCGGGTCCCAGGAGGCGGCGATGGAGGCGCGGTAGAAGGGGCCGCATTGGAAGGTCATCCCAGGAGCGTTGCCGTCCGGCTCCAGGTCCAGGCGGCTCAGCCCGATCTGGTCCATCATGTCGGGGAGAGTCTTGGACTCGGCCTCGACGATGCGCTTGTTGACGACCGCGAGCCGATCTTCGAGGTCGGCGGCCTCCTGCTTGTCGGCGCGAACCTCGGCGGCCTTGGCCTTGAGCGCCTCCAGGGCGCCGGTCGGCGGCGCGGCGGGGGCGTCCTTGATGGCCTGGGCGAGGAAGGCGGGGGGCTCAGTGGACATCGTGGAACTTCGACGGCATCGCGCGTGTGTCGTCGTAAGCGCTGCGGCATAGGTCCGAGAGCTTCTGGTAGCAGAGTTGGTGGTCGGCCTCCCGCGTCGCCGGATTATTTTTGGCCAACAGCCCCAGGGCGATGCCGGCGCAACTGAAAAGGTCCGCCACGGTGCAAGCGATATCGCCGCCATTCAACGCCAGCGCCATCGCGAAGATGTCGGTCTGGCGGTCGCCGTCCATTTGGGTGGTCATTTCGGATTGCCCAGGTAGTCGAGGCGGAGCGCCTCCGACAGTGGGGGATAGGCGCGGACCACGTCGCGGATCGTCACTGTGAACTCCTTGACGATCTCGCCGCCGCCCCAGGGCTTGCCGCCAGCGATCCGATAATCGTTCAGGTAGACGCACTCGATCCTGTCCTGCCACTTCACGACGGCGAGCCGCAGGGGCGCGTCGAGGTCGCCTCGGGACATGCGAGCGGTCTTGGGTTCTTGGGTCTTGGTCACGTTGGCCCCTTCCGATGGAGCGCGAGTATGGGGCCCGGTGAAAAGAAAGCAAGTGGGAAATTTTGCGGCCTGGGGTCGCGCCGCGCGGCTGTCCTATGGACAATTGCCGAGCTTGGATTTTTAGTCGCATCTTCCG